TCACTGGTCGGTGTCGTTGCCCGTGTCCGTGTCGCCGCCGCCGTGGCCGTCGGGCGAGGTGCCGGTCGAGGGGTTGGTGCCGGTGCTCGTGCCGTGCCCCGGCGACATGACCGGGGCGCCGGCGGCGTCGAAGTAGCGGCCGGTCTGTGTCTCGGGGTCGATCGCGACGCGGGTGTGCTGCGGTGCGCCGGCGGCCGGGTATGCGGTGAGGCGGCGCAGTCCCCACGGCTGCGGGGTGAGGTGTCCCTGCGGGAGCGGCGTACCCGTCGGAATGCGTTCGGCATGGTTGAACATCGCTGGTCGTTCCTCTCGTCGGTTCGGTCGGATCATGCGATGGAGCACCGCCCTCCGCCGACAGTTTGTAGGCGACGGGGGGCGGAGATCAGGGGACGGGTTGCAGAGTGCGGGGCCGGCGGTGCCGGCCCTTGCCCGTCGAGGGGCGGGTGTGAGTGGTGAACACGGGCGCCTGCGGGGCTCGTCTGATCGGCAGAGGGTCGAGGCGCAGCTCGTACCGGGCGCCGTAGTCGGTTGCGGTGAGGACGTAGGCGCGGCCCGCGGCGAGGGTGCGCAGCACGCCCTCGTAAAGCTCGGGGCTGTCTGCCCATGCTTGCAGCTTGACGTCGGGCCGGGGGGTGCCCGGCTCGATCTCGACCAGGGGCGCCCCGGCGAGGTAGGGCGCGGTCGGTGTCGGCGCGAGCAGACCGGCGTACCGACGGGCTTTCGTCCGGGCCCACCGAGCAGCGAGGCGCGGCGTTGCCGCGCGGTACGTCGCGAGGATCGCCTCGTACGTGCCGTCGAGGGATCGGGCGAGCAGCTCGCATCGGTAAGCGTGGCGTCTGTCCACCGTGGCACCTCCGCGTCGGGGGCGGGAATCGTGGGGCGTGCGCATGGACGGGTAGTCGGACCGCTCGGAGGGAGCCAGGGGGAGGGCTCGACCGCCGAGCGGTCCTGTCTCAGGGGCCCGGCTCCTCGGGCTGCGCGTACATCCGGCGGGCGGATTCAGCGACGCTCGCGGCTGCGAAGTGCAGGCGGTTCGCCTTAACCGACGCTGTGATGTAGTCGTTCACTTCGGCGCCGGCCGCCGAGGGTGATAGCGGGTCGAGACCGACCGTGAGTAGTACGTGCCCTATCTCGCAGATGACCCGCCCCCAGTGCCCGGCGCGCGTGGTGAGTGAGCACGAGGTGCCGTCGAGGCGAACCAGGACGACGCCGTTGTGCACGGCGATCCGCTCGCCTGCGTCGGGCGGCGTTGCGTGCGCCGGGGCCGCGCCGAGAGCCCGAGCCACGCCGAGCATGCGGGACTCGATCGCGGCCGCGGTGTCGGCGTCGCGACGCGACGTCGGGTGCGTGATGAGCATGGGGGCGAACCTCTGGTCGCCGATGCGGTCTACCCAAGGACGGACCGACAGGGACGCGATCAGGCCGGCGCCCGGTGCGAGTTGCTCGATGGTCGTCACTGCGCGATCACCTCGGCCCACACGATCTTTCCGAACGTGGCGTCGTCAACGCCCCAATGGCATAGCCCGTCGAGGATGAGCAGCCCTCGGCCGCGGTCACGCTTGTGCGACTCGGGCCGCGGCTGCGGGCGCCGCCGCACCGGGTCGCGAACCTCGACCCGCGTGCGGCCGTGGCGAGTGTGGAGCTGGAGTGCGAACGAGTCACCGGGTTCGGTCCCGTAGCGAATGCTGTTGGTGACGAGTTCGCTCGTGACCAACACGATCGTGTCGACGTAGTCCTCGGCCGCGCCCGGCTCACTCTGCATCACGTACTCGCGGGCGAACTCTCTTGCCGTGCGGGCCGATTGCGGCACCCCCGCTAATACCAACTGTCGCGGTTGATCGGGTCTCGGGGTGAGTTGCTGCGTGCCCTGCTGCTTGTCGACCATGCGTGTCCTCCCGGTGACGGGTAGTGCGGTCACTCAACCCCGGGGCATCCTGTAGGGGCCACGAACTACCCGCAGACTGCATACGACGATTCGCGCAGCGCATAGCGGTGCCGCACTCCGGGCCCATGCCGCGTAGCAAGAGGGGGAGAACAAATCCCGTGAATTGGTCCGCGCAAGCAATTCGCGACGCTGCACGAGCAGGCGACTACGGCCGGGTGGTGAAACTTGCCCGGGTCGCAGCCGGCCTTTCGCAAGGGCAGCTCGGGGAAGCCTGCGGGATGAGCCAATCCGCGATTTCGCGCCTTGAGGGGAGGGGCGCGGGATCGTACGAGACGGCTCAACTGTCACGGGTGGCAAGCCATCTTCAGATTCCCCCGCACCTCGTCGGGTTAGCCGACCACACAGCGGCGATCGTCGCGCGGGGGGATGGAAACGGAACCGATGTGGAACGGCGCAGCTTCCTCGGTGGGGTCGCGGCGGTCGCCGCAGCACCGGCGCTCTCTATGGCGCCCACGCAGCAAGCGCACGCAGCCGAGACCGGACAAGCGGCCACCCTTCGCGTGGCCACCACAGCATTCCGGCGCCTCGACGGCACAACACCGTCGCGGCAGCTCGTCGACACGGTGCTGTCGCACCTGAAACTGACGCAGTCGATCGCGCAGGATGCCGAGGGCGAAGACGAGCGGGCGAGACTCGCGGCCGTCGGCAGCGAAGTCGCGAGCCTCGCCGGGTGGCTGCACTGGGACATGGGCGACAATGGGTCGGCCCGCACCTGGTACGGCGCGTCGATCAAGGCTGCCCGGCGCGCGGCCAATCCCCTACTTGCTGCGTATCAGTTGGGAAGCCTCGCGCAGTTCGAGGCGGACTCAGGGAACGCGGCACAGGGGCTCAGCCTCACCCGGTCCGCGCGCAAGCACCTTGGGCCGAACATGCCGGCCATTGCCGATGCGTGGTTGTCAGGCGTCGAGGCGCTCGCCCACGCTGCAGCCGGGGCCGAGGACGCCGCCGACGAGGCACTGCGAGCAGCAGCTCGTCGAGCGAGCCAGATCGAACGTGAGGATGCGCCACCGTGGCCGTGGGTGTTCTCGTTCACCGAGGCCAAGGTCGCCGCGACCCGCGTTTCGTGTGGGGCACGGCTCGGGCTGCCCCGTTGGATCGCCAGTGAGCAAGACTCGACCGCGGCGGTCATGAGGTCGGGCCACGACAAGCAGCGGGCATTGCTCATGCTCGACATGGCCTCGGGGCACCTCGCCGAGGGCCGTCTCGACGGTGCATTCACCATGGCGGCGCGGGCACTCGAAGTGGGGTTGCGCTACAAGTCGGGGCGCATCGTGGAACGGGCGCGTGCTGTGCGCCGCTCGTACTCCGGGCACACGCCACCTAAAGTCGTGCGCGACTTCGATGACCGCCTGTACGGCGTGTTCCTGTAACGGAGAGGGGAAGGGCTGTGCGTTTGGGGATCACCGGGCACCGTGGCCTGTCTGCCGAGGCTGAACGGGCGGTTCGCGACGTCCTCGGCGACGAGCTGCGGAAATACGATCCGGCTGAGCTGCTCGGGGTGACCTGTATCGCGGACGGGCCCGACACGTGGTTCGCCGAGGCAGTGCTCGAAGGTGGCGGCCGGATCGAGGTCGTCGTGCCCGCCGAGCAGTACCGCGAGTCGCTGCCCGAATCGCACCATGCCACTTACGACAAGCTGCTCGCGCGAGCGGCCGAGGTGCACCACACCGGCATGCGCGAGTCGACGTCGCAGGCTCACATGACAGGCAGCGAGATTCTCGTCGGCCTGGTCGACCGGCTCGTCGCTGTGTGGGACGGGCAACCGGCCCGCGGCTACGGAGGGACTGCCGACGTCGTCGCCTACGCACGGCGTACCGGCGTGCCCGTCGACGTGGTGTGGCCCGAGGGCGCCACACGCGACTAACTGCTGCTGGCAGACATGACGAATGCGCCCCTGCCCGGCCGTGAGGCCAGACAGGGGCGCAGTGCTGTCATGCGATGCGGCGGCGCTCGGCGGGCAGCCCGAGCAGCGGCGACGAGGTCGGGCTCGGCGACGGATCACTCGGCTGCGGGGCGCCGTCGCGCCTGCAGATGAGGGCGTCGGGGTCGTCGGCGGGCGCCTGCAGTGAGTACCCGTCCGGGCACGTCTGCCCGTCGCGGCCGTCGGCGCCGTCCTTACCGTCCTGTCCCGCGGGACCGGGGGGACCGGCGGGGCCCGTCGGACCGGCCGGACCCGGCGGACCGGTCACCGTGGCGCCCGGCTCGCCCTGCGCGCCGGACGGTCCGGGCGACCCTGTCACGGCCGGCCCCGGACTGCCCGGCTCGCCCTGCGGTCCGCGGGGGCCCGCGGGGCCGGGGATCGGTACGGGCACCTCGGCCCGCGAGGGCAGATCGTCGACCGCCCTCGCGGGGTCCGGCGCGGCCGGTGTCTTCCCCTCGGCCTTGATCTGCTCGCGCAGCACGCGGACGTCGCCGGCGAGTACCGAGACGGCGTCGCCACGCAGGTTCGCCTCGTCGGCGAGGGCGTCGGCCCGGCGTGCCTCGGCGTCGATCCGCAGCCACACCAGCACGACGGCGCCCGACAGCACGAGCAGCACGGCGGCGACCGCGAGCGACCGCCACCGCTGCGCGAGGATCGGCTGAGCATGACGAGCGGTCACGTGGGTTGCCCTCCAAGCTCGACGATCCGTTCGCGTAGCCGCGTGTTCTCCTGCGTGAGCGTGGTGATCTGCCCCTGCAGCGCTGCCTTGTCCGCGCGCTCACTGGCGAGTTCGGCGTACGCCGCGGCGAGCAGCCGTTCGTTCTCGACGAGGCGGTCGCGCAGCTTGTCGCGCTCTTCCTGCAGCTCGTTGACGAGCCCGAGCGATCCTGTGATCACAACGCCGGACTGCGAGGCGGCGTTCGCGCCTCGGTGCCCGATCAGGGCGGCGGCGGCCGCCGCGAGCCCGACGACGATGGTTCCGACGGCGCCGAGCGTCGCAGCGTCCACGCGCTACCTCCGGGTGTGCAGTGGGGTGTCCTCGCGGCCGTAAGGCCGGCGTCACCCGCTCGTCGAGTCGCCGCCGAGGTACCGCGCGCCGTCGACAGGTTCGAGCACCTCGAACTTGGGGTACGCCGGCGGCCGCGCCCACCCGAGGAACACGCCCGCGAGGTTCTGCAGGAAGGTGCCGCGCGCCCGCTCGCCGAGCACTTCGAGCACCCGGAACACGAGGTAATAGGCGACTCCGGCCGCGACGGTCACGGCGGCCGTGACGGTGGTCGAGTCGATGTCGAACCCGGCCCGTGCGACCAGGGCGAGCAGCAGCCCGACGAGGTACGGCACGGCGGTTCTCATGAACGAGACGAACAGGCCAGTAGGCATACCGGCCCCCTTTCGGTGGTGGGTGAGTGGTCGGCGGCGAGCGCCGGCCGGGGGGAGATCAGGCGACGACGGTGAACCCGTGCGCCTTTGCGAGCCGCTTGAGCGACGTCTCGCCGGGGATGCCGTCGGCGTCCTTGCCGGTGTAGCCGTAGCGCTTCTGCAGCAGCGAGTACGCGCTGCGCGTCGCCGTCCCGGCGTGCCCGTCCGCGTACTTGCTCGCGAGCAGCCCCTCGGACACGAGCGCATCCTCGACGTACTCGACGGCGGCGTACGAGACGGGCGCACCGGGCTTCGGCGGGTCCGCCTTGAACGCCTTCACGAGCTTGGACAGGCTGACGACCTTTGCGGCCGCGGCTGTGCCCGCAGGCAGCTTGAGCTTGCGCCCCGCACTGATCTTGTCCGGGTCTGTGATCCCGTTCAGGTCGGCGAGGATCTTCACGGTCGTCTTGTGCGCCGCGGCGATCTCGCCGAGGGTGTCGCCGGCCCGGACGGTGTACGTCGTCGACGACGCCGAGCCCGAACCGCTGCTCGCTGCCTTGTACTTGGGGCGGCCGTACCCGGCGATGTCCGCCTCGGTGCGCACCCGGCGGGCGCAGACGTTCGCCGTGTTGCCCTCGATCGTGTACACGTACGCGCCCGAGACCGAGGTCACGATGCCGACGTGGTCGATCTTCGCGATCTCGTTCGTGCCCGACCAGTCGAAGAACACGATGTCACCGCGCTTGATCCCCTTCGCCCCGGCGTGCCACTGCCCGGCCGTCTTGAACCTCTGCGCGTGCGCCACGGTGTACGCGTAGTCGGTGCCGAAGCACACCGCCTCGTACTCTCCCGACTCGACCGCGGCGTGCGTGATCGTCGCGTCGCACCACGGGAAGTTGTAGGCGTACGCGGCTCCATTGCGCTGCCGGTACCACGTCTGTATCGCGTTCGGCTCGCCGGTCCCGAGCCACCCCTCGACCGCCTTGATCATGCTGTCGGCGCTCATGCGGACGCGCCCCCCTTCGAGGTGTCGTCGCCGTCGGCGGCCGCGTCCTGGTCGACGACCTCGTCGCCGTCCTCGGCGGTTGCGTCCTGGTCGGCGCCCTCGTCGACGGCGACCTCGGGGCCGCTGTAGAACCCGGCCATGTCCGGGGCGCCGTGCACCTGCGCGAGCAGCGCCTGCTCGTCGTCGACGGTCGGCCCGTTGCCGGTGCGCACGAGGTGCTGCGCCTGCTCTTCCTGGTCGCCGAGCCGCTCGGGGTTCGGCCGGTCTGTGTCACCCATGGGTGAGCCCCTTCCTGGGCATGAAAAAGGCCCCTGCCGGTCGGCGAGGGGCGAGCGTGAGGTACGGCGGGGTGCGGCTACGCGGGTTCGAACAGGACGTACGCCACGGTCGACGTTTCGGTGCCGCTGCTCGACGTGATCGTGAACCCGACGCCGGGGTTCTTCGTGACCGAGAGGTGCCCGGCCGCGCCGCCGAGCGCCTGCCGGAACGGCAGAACACGCGTGTTCGCAGTGATCGAGGTGTTCGCCACGGTGACCGTGCCCGCCGCGAGCGTGGCGACGCCCATGCGTGCGTTGGCGCCTTCCTTGATCGCGACGCCGCCGCCGGCCGAGCCCAAGTTGAGCGCGTTCGCCGCGCCGGCCCAGATGTTCCACACGCCGCCGGACTGCCCGGACGCCGCAGCCAAGTACCCGCCGACGTTGAGGTTCCCGCCGACGTCGGTCGGCGGGGCGTACACGTCGACGGGCGCCGCCGTAGTACCGGTGCGCTCGGCGATGTTGAGCCCGCGGCGCAGCACGTTGTTCCCGCCGCCGTCTGACCAACCGGCCGTTGCGGCGTGTAGGAACCCGGACGCGACCGACACGTACTCGGAATCCTCGACGCGCACGCCGTACTGCGGGCTGTTGGCCTGCGTTCCGTTGTCGTCGGTGCCGGGGTAGCAGGTCACCATGCCGACGATGACGGGCACGCCGGCCGTGTCCACCTTGAGCCCGGCGTACGCGCCGCCGCCCAATCCGCCGTTGCGGCCGTCGCGGCGGGTGAGCAGGTTCTCGAACTGCAGCGGCGCGTTCCCGACGGCGTCGACCAACACGCCGTTGAACCCGTTCCGGTCCGTGCTGCAGCCCGAGAACAGCATGCCGCCCGAGCCCGTGCCGACGGCCCAATCGCCGGTCAGGTGATAGCCGTTGTTTCCGTTCCACTCGGCCCGGCAGCCGATCGCCTGCGAGTTCGCGGCGTTGATGATGTTGAACCCGTTCGCGAAGTTGCCGATCGCCTGCACGTCGACGAGCGTGAGGTCGGTCATGATCTGCACCGACAGACCGTGGCCGGCGTTGTTGTCGAGCATGACCCGGTGCAGGCGCCACGAGTACGGGTTGATGCCCTCGTTCTCGCCGCAGTAGATGCCGTTCCCGCTGCACTGCCGCACCGTGAAGTCGCGCAGTCCAACGTTCTGGATGTTCCCCTTCGCCTGCAGCCCGTCGACGCCGGACCCGACGGGTAGATCCCGGCCGTCGATCATCACGTTCAAGATGCGGTGCTCGGCGCTGATCGTCGAGTAACCGCCGGTCGCGGCGTCGACGAGTTCGATCACCGCGGCGCCCTCGAAGGTGGCCAACGGCTTGATGTAGCACGGCGGGTCGGTGAGACCGGGCACGGTCATGAGGTTCGTGTGCGTGCCCTGCAGCGTGACCGCCGGCGGGATCGTCAACGGCTCGTTGGTCCGGTAGGCGCCCGCGGGCAGGTACACGATGCCGCCCATCGGGGCCGCGGCGAGCGCTGCCTGAATCGCTGCGGTGTCGTCGGCGAGGTTGTCGCCGACCGCGCCGAAGTCACGGACGTTGAGCCAGTCTCGGACCGAGCCGGCCGCAGCCTCGTCGGTGCCGATGTTGTGCGCCTCGATCCACGCGCGCGAGCTGCCGCCGGCGTCGGCCCACATGCCCTCGACGCCGTCGGGGCCGAAGAACCGGGGCAGCGCCCCGTACTCGTCGGCCGTGACCGAGGTGATCGGCAGGCTGCCGGCGTCGAGTAGATCGGTGTACTGCGTGCCGCCGGTCGACGTGTCGTAGAAGGTGACGACCGCGCCGGCCGCGACCCCCCACAGACCGTCGGACGGACGCACGACAAAGTCGCCGATCCCCGCGCCGAACTCGTAACGGGGCATGGTCAGTCCACCACCCAACTGACGCCGGAACCGGGGAGCACGTATTCACCCTTCGCGATGCTCGGATGCTGCGACAGCCACACTTGACCGGGCCGGTCCGTGGCGGCCGAGTAGATCGTGATTCGGCTGATCTCGACGCCGGTCGTGTAGCAAATGGCGTACTGGTCGCGGTTGGGGTGCCGGTACGCGGCCGGGATCAGCACGGGCAGACGAGACTCGTCGCCGCCGGCGAGCGTGCCGGCCGCGCGCTGGAACGAGCCGAGGCGCAAGTGCACGTTGCCGTTGCGCTTCTGCAGCACGCTCTCGGTGCCGATGGTCCACGCGGACAACGGGGAGTTGACGCCGATCACGCCCGAGTCGTCGAACAGTCCGGCCCACGCGTCACCGGTCCACACGCGCACGCGCCCGGTGTTCGTCTCGAAACACATCTCGCCCGGCGCCGGGTTCGGGTTCCTGGTCGTCGAGGTGCAGGGCCGGATGCGGACGCCGACGTACAGCTCGTTGCGGGTGACGGTGACCGAGTTCGCCCCGGACACGAGATTGACGTTCGCGAGCGGCACCTCGTACACGCCCGTGTCGCCCGTGTTCTGCGTGAGGGCGGGGGCGCCGCCGCCGGGGGCGCCCGCCTTGACGACGGCGCGCACGGTCCAGTCGGCCCGGTCCAGCCGCAGCACGACCCGGTCGACCCTCGTCGAGCCGCTGCTGTTCGCGGTGACTGGCAGGTTCACCGTGGACGTGCCGGACGTCCACGCGTGCCCGCGCACCGAGGCGTAGACGTTGGCGCGCAGGTTCACGGACAGGCCGGTACCAGCGGTCACGACGGCGGAGTCGCCGGGCTCGCCGTACACGCCGTCGCCGCTGAATCGGGCGGCGATCTTCTCGTACTCGGTGTCAGTGATCGCCCTGTCGTTGTGTGCCGGGCTCGGCCACGAGTCTTGCGCCACGCGGGCACCTCCTTATCGGGTTTCGAGACGACCGAGTCGGCGGCCGAGCGTGCGCAGGGCTTTGACCGTCGCGGGGTCGGACGTCGCTTCGGGCGAGCCGATCAGCGTCGTGACGTACTCGCCGGAATCCGGGGTCGCTTGCAGGTGGATGGAGCGCACGAGGTTCGCGACCTCGACGCCGTACGGAAGAGCCACGGTGACTTTGTCGCCGAGGTCGAAATCGCGGCCGGCCTTGAGATCGGGGGTGTCCACGGTGACCGTGGCGAGTTCGACCGGGGCGGCGCCCGTGGCGATCTCTTCCTTCCCGGCCTGCGACAGCTCGCCGTTCGTGTCGTTCTCGGCCGAGCCGTCGAGGTACTTCTCGACGCGCCACCAGGACGCAGCCGCCGCGGTGTCGGCGGTCTGCACGTAGGTCCGGCCCGAGGTGCCAGTCTCGGGCTCGGTCCCGGCGATCAGCGCGTGCGTGACGGTCGGCGCCGACTGCTTCGAGGTGATCGAGCGCAGGTTGCCCAGACCGATGCTGAACCGAGCGGTCGCGGTCAGATCGCGCGGCGCGTAGCAGCCGAACAGGATCTGCGTCGGCGTCTGCCGGGTCCGGAACCCGATCGCCCCGCCGTCGACGGCGATGCGTCTGCAGGTGTCGAGCAGCGCCTCGAACCTCGTCTTGACGGTGGTCGAGGTACCGACACTGGCGACCGCGTCGAGCGCGAACGCCGGGATACGGCGCTCGGCGCGGGCGCCCGGACCGCAGTTCTCATTGACCAGGGTCCGAATGATCGTCTCGGCGTTCGTACTCGTGATCTGCCGGTACGTGTTGGCGAGCTGCGCCGTCCACGCGTTCCCCGGGGTCGGCCACGTGATGTATCCGGCGACGATCGCGAGGTCGTCGGAGAAACTGACGGTCACCTGCCCGTAGCCGGGCTGCTCGGTGACCGACCACGTGAAGTCGGCCGGGATCTCCAGCGGGCCGGACATCCACACCGCGCCGTCCCGGATGAGCACGAGCCGGTTGCCGGGCTGCAGTTGGGCCATGACGTCCGGTCGAGCCGGTAGGTCGACCGACCCCGAGCCGGGCTCGTTGAACTTCTTCGTCGCGTCGAGGTTCGTCCAGCCGTCGAGCGGGTCGCCCTGCACGGCGAGGTTCTTGTCGGTGATGAGCAGTTGCACGGCCACCGGCCCGCCGCCCCCCTTTGATCAAGCTGTCTCGTACCTGGGGTTGAACCGGAAGTCGACGGCGCTGCCGGGGCCCGAGCCGTCGAGTTGGAATGTCACCGGGTTCTTGCCGGGGGCGAGCCCCCACAGCACGGCGGCCGGCCAGTTGAGCCCGCCGACCCAGTTCGAGCCGTCCTGATAGCGCACCGAGGGCGGGTCGGTGGAGACCGTGACCTGTTCGCCGGCGAGCAGGTTGCCGTGCCCTGTCGCCGAGGGGTTGAGCGAGAACGACTCGCCGCTGCCCTCGTGCGTGAAGGTGATCAGGCTCGCGGGGCCGGTGACGGTCCACTTCGGCCAGACGACTACGTCGCCGGGGTTGGTGACCTCGGTCGCGCCGAGCACCTGCGACGACGAGACGGTCGGGTACGGGGTGAAGAACGAACTCAGGCTGCCGGTCTCCCGGTGCACGGCGACCTCGACCGGGTCGACCCAGTACGGGTCTTCGCACCACAGCGTGATCGCTGCGGCGTCCGACACGATGCCGCTGCCCTTGCTGCCCTTCCCCTCGAACCCCTCCTGATAGAACACCTTGATCTGCCGTCGGGTGCCGTCCGGCCGGGCGATCTCCAGCACGCCCGGCGTACGGCTGCCGTCGGGGTTCTCGCGCAGCGTGCGCGTGAACGCCGTCGCGAGCGCCCGCCATCGGCCGATGAACTGCACGTGCGTCTCGCCGTACACGTACAGCGGCCACACGATCGCCCGTGCCTGCGGTTGGGCGTACCGCAGCCGCGCCCCGCCCCGCGGGTGCGCGTCGGTGGTGAGCGAGTACGGCGCCGCGCCGAGCCCGGACACGCCGTCGGCGAGCGTGAACCAACCGGCGTCCTCGTTGGTGAGCGGCCAGACCTTGCCGGTCGGGTCGGTGTACGAGGCGGTCGCGAACCCGATCTCGGGAAAGGGGACCGGCGTACTGCCGCCCCCGCCCGTCGGGGGCGGGGTGACAACCGGTGCGGTGATCAGCGGCATTTACCGTGGCCTCCCCACCCGAGCGAGCGCATCCTGTCGCCGCTGCAGCAGCTCTAGGTCGCGCACGGTCATGTCGAGCGTGCGCGGATAGAAGTTGTACGTGTGGCCGGACTCGACGGCCGCCTGCCCGCCGCCGGACGGCAGCGCCGCCCGCACCGCCGCGGCGGCCGGTACGGACTGCGGCAGGCTCCGGGCCATGCCTCGCACGACCGCGGCGCCGACCGCGGCGATCGACGAGTCGCTGTCGAGCACGGTCTGCCCGCCGCCGAACTGCAGCAGTTCGGGCCCGTTCTCGCCGACCCATGCGACCTCGCCCGGCCGGGGCCGGCCGCCGCCTGCGTACCCGCCGGGGCGGTTGTACGCCGAGGCGAGCGAGCCGTACCTCGACAACGCGTAGCGCATCGAGGCGTAGATGTTGGCGAGCGGATCCCACACGCCGCGGCCGCGCAGCTTCCCGGCGTACGCGTTGAACGTCGGGTCGATGACCTGCATCAACCCCTTGGACGGAGTCCCGTTCTTGGCGTTGATGTCCCAATTGTTGATCGCGCGAGGGTTCCCGCCCGACTCCTGGTTCATCCTGCGCAGCACGGTCGGCAGCAGACTCGCCGGCTGCCCGACGAGCTTGAGCGCCTGCAGCACGACGTTCGACCAGCGCTTGACGCCCGAGCCGCCGATGTCTCCCGACGAGCCGCCGAACATGCTCGTCGCTGCCTTGACGACCTTGTCTTTCAGGCCGGTGAGCATCTTGAGCGGCACTTTGCCGATCATCTGCGCGAACCGGCTCTGCCCGATCTTGGCGATCTTGTCGCGGATGAACTTGGTCGCCTTATCCCACAGCTTGCCGGGGTTGGACAGGAAGTCGACGCCGTCCATGATTGCGCCGCCGACCTTCTTCGCCTTGTCGCCGAGCCACCCGGCGACGTCGCCCACGATGCCGCCGCCGGCGAACCGCTGCACCGGCAGCTCGCCGTACTGGTTGATGTAGTTCAGCGTGTCGAACCCGACCTTGCGGGCCGACGACCGCTTGACGACGAACTCGTCGGCCATCATCAGGGCGGGGATCGAGTCCTTGCCCGGCGTGCCGCCGTGGGTGCGGCCGCCCGCCGCGAGCAGCTTCGGGCCGGCGGGCAGCGGGTCGAGTCCGACGAACCCGGCCACCTTGTCCCAAACGGCCTTGATCCCTTTCCGGTACACCCATTCGATCACGAAGTTCACGGGCTTTTTCGTGATCCCTTGGATCTTGCCGAACGCCGTGCCGATCGCGTCCTTCGCGGTGCCGAACGCGTCGCCGACGAGCTTCACGCCGCTCTTGATCGTGTCGAACTGCGGCTTGAGCGCCTTCGTCCACAGCCACGAGGCGACCGAGGCGATCCCGTCGAACGCCGGCTTGATCGCGTTCTTCCACAGCCACGTGCCGACCGAGCCGACCGCCCGCAGACCGGTCTTGACGTACTCGAAATAGACCTTGACCCCGGTCCACCACAACGACGCCGCCGACACGATCCCGCGGAATGCCGGCTGAATGGCGTTCTTCCACAGCCACGTTCCGGCGGCGCCGAGGGCCGACAGACCGGCCTTGACGTACCCGAAGTAGACCTGAACGCCGGCCCACCACCATTGAGCGAGCGCGACGATCCCGCGGAACGCCGGGCCGATCGCGTTGTTCCACAACCACCCGGCGATCGCGCCGAGCGCCTTGAACGCGATCACGAGCGGAGCGATCACGATCACCGCGAGGACGGTGAACAGCACCTTCCCGGCTGTGGCGATCGCCGAGAAAACCGGCGACAGCACGGTCGACCACAGCCACACCGCGGCCGTGCCGATCGCCTGCAGCCCGATCTTGAGGTACTCGAACCCCGGCTTGAGCGCCCCGTTCCAGAGCAGATCCCAACCGGCCTTGATCCCGGCCCACGCCGCCTGTACGCCGGTCCGGAACCAAGTCACCTTGTTGTACGCGACGACGGCGGCCGCGACGAGCGCGAGGATCCCGACGACGATCAGACCGACGGGGTTCGCCGACATGACCGCGTTGAGGATGCCCTGCGCCACGGCCCACCCGCGGGTGACCGCGGTCGCCGCGAGGATCACACCGCGGTAGATCGAGAACGCGGCCGTCATTCCCCACGTGGCGATCGTGGACGCGCCGGCCACGACGGCGACGCCGCCGATCGCGACGCCGAGCGGGATGAGCCACGCCCCGTATTCCTTGACCCACTGCACGCCGCCGGCGAACGCGTCGCCGACACCCTTCGCGGCGGGCACGAGGACGTCGACCAGGGCGCCGCCGACGGTCTGCGCGGGCGGCAGCACGTAGTCGTTCAGGAACGTGCCGAACGACTTGAGCGCGGGCAGCGCGTACTTGTCCGCGAAGTTGGCGAGCCCCTGCAGCGCCTGCCGCTTGAACACCTCGATCTGATTCGAGGCGGTGTTGTGCAGGGTCTTGCCCATCTTGTCGGCCGCGCCGCCGACCTTGCCGAGCCCCTTCGCCGCCGACGAGGGGTCCATCGCGAGCAACGCCTGCCCGAGATCCTCGGCCTGCGTACCGAACAGTTGTACGGCGATCTGCGACTGCAGAACCGGGTCCTTGATCCCGCGCAGCCGGTCGAGCGTGAGGTCGAGGACACCCGTCGCCGCCTTGCCGCCCTTGGCGAACTTGCCCGCCATGTCGTCGGCGTTGAGCCCGAGCGCCTTGAACCCGTCGCCGGTCGTCTTGCTGCCGTCGACGGCCCGGATCGAGAACTCTTTGATCGCGTCGGCGGCGACGTCGCCGTCGCGGGCGCCGGCCTGCAGCGCCTGATTGATCAGACCGATCGCGGTCGCGCCGTCGAGCCCGGCCTTACGCCACTGCGTCGAGTACTCGTTGACCGTGTCGATCAAGTCGCCCGCCTTGTCGGCGCCCGACTGGAACCCGGCCGTGAGCAGATCGAACCCGGCCTTGCCGTCCTTGACGAGCCCGGTCCGGATGAGCTGCCCGACCGCCTTTGTCGACTCGCCGACATCGGCGTCGAACGTCTCGGCGAGGTTCAGCGCCGCCTTGCTGAGCCCGGCGAGTTCCTTCTTCGGGGCGTTGATCGAGGCGACGCCGTTCTGCGCGAGCGCCTTGAGCGAGTCGTTCACCTGGTCTATCGACTCGCCGTAGCCTTTGGCGTAGACCGACCCTGCGACCTTGCCCGCGCGCGCCGACTCCTTCTCGGTGAGCCCGAGTTGCGCGCCCAACTTCGCGTTGCTCTTGTCCTGCTCGACCGCCTCGGCGAACCCGGCAGCGAACAGCACGCCCGCGCCCGCGGCGACGCCGACGACGCCCTTCTTCAGGGCGCCGCCGATGCCGCCGAGGAACCCCTGCCCGGCGTCCTGCCCGGCCGAGGTGCCGACCCGCGCGGACTCGCCGCTGATCTGCTGATTGAGCAGCCGGCCGAACCCGCGTGCCTCGGGCACGACGGACACGTACCCGACGCCGACCTCGACGGGCATGCGTCATTCCCCCTTGGTCTGCGCGAGGATGTGCTCGTACGCCGCTTTCGCGCGCGCCTTGTCCTGCTCGCCCTGCGCCTCGTCGGGCACCGGGTCGCCCGGCCGCCACGACGGCTTAGGCCAGGGCAGCGGACTGCCGCCCTTCTTCGGATCGCGGTTGGCGTTGACGAACGCCGTCAGCAGCAGCGCGAGCAGATCGCGCGTGTCCGCGGCCGCGTAGTCGCTCTGCCGCCACGAGTGGCCGTTGTGCGCTCGGGCGGTTGCCCCGTCCGGCGGCAGGTGCTCGACCAGGACGCGAAGGGTCCGCAGGGTGATCTCGCCTCGCCAGTACGCGGCGAGCGGCCCGTCGGGGCCGTAACCGGGGTAGTGGTGGGCGAGGTCTGCCTCGACCGCCTCGGGGTGCTCGCCGAGGACGTCGAGGACGGTGTACGTGTAGGTCTCGACGACGTCGTCGCCGTCGCCTACCCCTTCGTAGGGCGCACCTTGCTGACCTTGTCCTGCGCTTCATTGCGGATGCCGACGTACAGCAGCATCACCGAGTTGATGTCGCCGCCCGCCGCGATGAACTCGTCGAACTGGTCGCCGAGCAGGATGCGCGCGCCGGCCTCGTCGCCCTGCGCCTCGTTGAGGTCGCGCTGCATGTCGTCGGGCGTGAAGATCGGGTGCGGGAAGCTGAACACCGCGGGCGCCTCTTCGGGCCCGACCTCGAACTCGACCCGCTCGCCGCCGACCGCGTCGACGTACGAGCGCTTGACGGTCTCCAGCCGGTACCGCGCCTTGTTGGGCTTGCTCATGATCGTGTCTCTCTCTCGGGTGAGCAGTGGGTGAGCATGTGAGGGCGAGGGGCGGTCGGGGCTCACCCAGAACCGCCGCCCCCCGCCCGATCAGGGGGCCGTTACGCGGCGAGGGAGCGCCACCCCGGCCCGTCGATCCAGTTGCGGCACGACGTGCCGACGGCCGAATCGCGGTAGGCGTTGAAGGTGACCGGGCGCTGCGTCTCCGTGCTGCGCGCCCACTGCTCGTCGTCCTTGCTCGTGAGCCGGGCGCGCGGGAAGAACTTGACGACGTAGATCTCTCCGCCGTCGTCGCCGTAGTCGAGCCCGATGAACAGCAGTCGGCGGAACGGGTTCACCGCGCTCGACGGCCGGTCCCACTGCCACGCGGTACCCAGGGCCGGCAGTGCGCCGGTTCCGGACAGCGCCATGCCCTCGAACAGGGCGACGGTCGCGGCGTTCGTCTCCTGCGGCGCGAACTGCGCCGACAGCACGTCCGATTCGACGTCCGAGCGGGTCGGCTCGACCGACTGCGACGAGGTCACGTCGGACATGGACAGGTCGGACGTGAAGGTGACGCCGTCGTCGGTGGTGTAGCCGACCGGCACGTACCCGGCGGGGATCGCCGACAGCGTGCCGTCGGTCGGGTTGAACGGTGCGGTGACCGCCGCGGTCGCGTAGTCCGCGGCGAACACGGCCTGCACGAGCTGCTTGCGGATGTACTCGGTGTGCAGCCCGGTCTCAAGGGGTGTGCTCATGCTGGGGTTCCTCCGTGGGAAACCCCCGGCCGCCAAGCGGTCCGGGGGTGCGGTGTCTGGGGGGGCGGGTGAGCCCGTGATCAGGGGGCGGCGAGCGCGCGGCCGCGCAGGGACACCTCGACGGCGAACGAGCTGCGTTCCTGCCCGCTCACCGGGTCGGGCGCCGAGTCCGGCCCGCCGACCTCGGCGACGTCGTACGCCACGGCGCCCCGCCAACCGGGGATCGCGAACACGAGCGCCCGCACGACCTTGACCAGGTCGGCGACGGCGCCCTCGTCGGGCCCCCAACAGTGGATGTCCAGCCGCGGCCGGTCCGTGACCCGGTCGAGCCGGCTGCCGCCGACCCGCTCGATCCTCACGAACCGAGCCGGCCGCGTACTCGGCACGCGGGTGACGACCGGCACGTCGTCGCCCCGCTCGACGAGCGCCTCGCGCAGGTACCGGCGCACGATGTCGACGCCGTCGGGGAACTCGACCGGCGCCCCCATCACTCGACCCCGCGGGCGGCGTCGAGGGCGCGCAGCAGCGCCCGCCGTGACACCTCGGGGTTGTTGGTCGAGTAGTCGCCGATCACGGCGCCGCGCACGCGCTGCTCGCCGACGTCGACGTCGACCCGGAACTGCCCGCCGGCCTCGGACACCGAGGCGGCCGCCGAGGCGACTGCCCGTGTCTTCCGCTCGATCAGCGCCCGCATTTCGGGCGTGCGCAGGAACGAGGCGATGTTCTGCCGGTTGGGGATGAACCTCGATCCGGCCACGCGATCACCCCTCGACTGTCTTGAGCCTGATCTCGTAGTGGTGGAACTCGGCCGGTGTGTACGCCGGTCCGGGCGGGCCGATCACCTCGAACTGCAGCTCGCCCCAGTGCACGCGGGCCGAGCCGTGCACCGTGAGCGGACCGCCCGCCGTGTCGACCGGGTTGCAGATCATGAGCCACTCGCCGATCTGTGCCGACCGCTGGTCGGTGTCCTCGGCGCCCGTGTTCTGCTGCAGCCATGCGGCGACCTCGGCGTGCGTCGTCGCCCCCGGCGACCAGTCGTCGACCTCGTTCTCGTACTGGTCCGTCTTGCGGCCGGGGTGCTCGACGTCGACGAGGTGCGGCAGCACGTCCTCGGGAATCACAGCGGCCCCCGAGTCCAGCCGAGCGGCTGCCAGTCGCACGGATCGGGTCGCCACCCCGGCAGCCCCTGATCGGCGAGCCCGACCGAGTACGCGGCGTCGGCGTCCGGGTCGGTCTCGTCCTCGGGCTGCAGTTGGGCGATCTCGTCCTCGGTGAGGTACAGCCCGCCGTCCTCGCCGAGTGACTCGCTGTACTGCCCGATCGTGCGCTGCCGGTACCCGCCGGGGTTGGCCATGACCCGACGGACGACCGCGACGCAGATCGCGCGCAGCGTCGCCTCGTCGGGCGTGTGCCCGGTCGGGATGTGGCGCCGCATGATCGCCGACGCGTCGTCGAGGTACGCCTCGACCTGTCGGCGCCGCGAGCTGCCCTCGGCGAGGGTGACGGCGGCGCGCGCGGTGTAGTCGTCGACCGTTGCGAACGCTGCCGCCACTGCCCTACTCCTCTCGATCGATCAGGCCGGCGCCCTCGGCGGCCGCGATGATGTCCTCGCGGCTCGCGTCGGCGGCGACGTCGAGGTCGTTCTGCTCGGCGTACGCCCGCCATGCCTCGACGCCCGAGCCGCGGCCCGAGCGGGGCGGCGCCTCGTCGGTCTTACCGCTGTCGCCCGCGCCCGCGGGCGTGGGCACCTCGGCAGAAGAATCGGCGTCAGTCCATGCGTGGTCGCCGATCCGCTTCGCCACCGCCGGCGGCACCTCGTCGTCGGGCCCGTACCGGGTGCCGTCGACGTGCACGTATCCGATCAGTCGTCGAGTCATGCGAGCACCTGCGCCCTCATGGTCAGGTTCGGCTCACGGACGATCGGCGCACCGATCGCGGCCGCGTGCGTCCACAGACGGATCGGGTCGCGCGTCTTGAACTGCGCAGCGACGACGCCCGGCTGATCGCCGGGGGCGATCGAGTAGTCGTCTTCGAGCGCCTCGGCGGTCGTGCCGAGCAGCGTCGCGCCGAGTTCGCCCGGCGTACCGGCCGAGGTCGCGCCCGCCTCGGGCAGCAGCGCGATCATGTTCTGCGGCGTGATGCGCGTGACGACGCCGTCGACCTTGGTCCGCGCGTCGTACACCTCGATCGACGGGAGGTTCTGCGAGGCGAGCACCTCGTTCAGTTGGTCGTCGTTGATCATCGGCGCCGCGCCCGCCGGGGCGAGCGGGAACACCTGCCTGATCACCTGCTCGCACTGCTTCATGTGCGAGCGAACCGCCTTGCTCATGAGGATCACGGCCGGCGTCGAGCCGTTCAGATCCTCGTACGCCTCGATCCACTCTTCGAGGTCGGTGATCGGCGTCGCGTTCACGTGATCCGACCACAGCGTCGCCGCCACTACGGACATGGACGCGTCGCGCCCGAACGAGATCGTCGTGCGCAGTTCCGGGATCGGAAGCTGCGCGTCGAACAGCGCCGGGCCGCGGCCGAGTTCGAGCCGGGCGGCGATGTTCTGCGCGATGCGGTTCACGTCGCGAGCGATCAGCCGCAGCACGCGGTCGTCGGACTCGTTCAGCTTCCGCAGCCGCAGCCGGTCGTACTCGTTGAGCGGGATCTTCTCGGAGATCGGGGGCAGCTCGCCCATGATCTTGCCGATCCCCTCGCGGCGGCCGATCTTCGACTCGGTGTCCCACGAGCGGTAGCTCGACGCCTCGGACAGCCCGCCGCCGCCCTTGACGAACTCGAACGTCAGGTCGTCGATCTCGACGTTCGGCAGCCACCGGGCGAGGGTGAAGCGGTTCACGGTCTGGTCGGCGAGTGCCGCCCTGATCAGACCCGTGAGTTCGGTCGGCTCGATGAACTCGGTGCTGAGAATCCAGTCAGCCATGGTTCACCCCCCTCTCAGTCCTGGTACCGGATGCGACCGGCCACGTCGGCGATGCCTGCGGCGTCGACCGAGCCCGCGCCGCCCGGCAGGCGCGACGGGCGCACCTTGCCGTGCCACAGCAGCGCGCCGGACGGATCGACGGTGTTGTCGGTGGGTGCCTTCACGGCGGCGTACAGGTGCCCGTCGAGGGTCTGCCGGCCGTCCGCTGCGGCGTTGTCGTAGGGCCCGTACTTCCCGGTCGCGGTGATCTTCCCGAGCGGGATGCCGCTCTTGAAGTAGCCGTTCGGGTAGTGCGTGGCCGGGGTGAACGTCGACGTGTCGAGCGTGATCGTCTCGGTGCAGTCCGTGCCGTGCGCGGACCCGAGCCACGACTGATCATCGCTCGCGAACGTCTCACTCTTGAGAGTGAGGTCCATGGTGATGCTCCTCGGTGGTCAGTTCTTGTCGGCGCCGCCGCCCATGAGGGTGCGGTACAGCTCGCGGCCGGACTCCACCGAGCCGCCGTTCTTACCGCCGCCTCGCCGGCGTGCGCCCTGGTCGAATCCGCCGCCGCGACGCCGACGGCGCGTGTCGCGCCGACTGTCGCGGTCGTCGTCCTCGTCGTCCTCGTCCTTGCCGGACTGCTTCGGGGCGAGCTTCTCGACGAGCTTCGCGATCGCCTCGTCGTCGACCTCGCCGTCGTCGTCGACGTACTTCTTCAGGTTGATGTCCTCGACGACCTCGGCCGGGTTCTCGATCCGCCCCTTCGCCGCAGCGATGAACATCGAGCGGGCGATCTTCTCGCCGCCCTTCACGCGTTCCTCGGCGCGGGCCGCAGCGACTGCCGCCTCTTGCTCGCTCATGCCGTCGCGCTTGATGCGGGCGAGTTCCTCGGCCGCGCCGCTGTTCTTCTTCGCACGCGTCTCCCACTTGCGCGACGCGTTGAGCCGCTCGGCGATCTGCGCAGGCTTGAGCCCCTCGGCCTTCCACTGCTTGATGACCGCCGACCACTCGTCGCCGTCGCCGTCCTGGCCGTCGTCGCCGTCGCCGTCGTCGTCCGTGTCGGAGTCGTCGCCGCCGTCGCCCTGGTCGCCCTCGCCGCCGTCGCCGCCGCCGTCCGCGTACCAGTACGGCGAGAACGGCGTGATCGGGTAGGGGTGCGCCCAACCGGCTGCCGAGTCGATGCCGGGCAGGTGGGGCAGAGTGCGCTTGCGCATGGTGATGTCTCCCGTGTCGGGTTGGGGTGAGCCGGTGCGCGCCGTGGCGGCGCAGTGATCACGGGCTCGGAATGTCGTCCGGGCCGGTGAAGTTCTGTCGGCGGACCGCGAGCAGCGGCCCGTACTCGCCGTGTTGGCGAGTGATGATCACGTCGCGGTAGTCGGGGGCGCGGCCGCCCGCATCCGAGGCGCCGGTGCCCTTCGCGACGGCGGCGTGCGCCGCTTTCAGCAGTGACTCGTCGATGACCTGTCCGGGGTCGCGGTTGCCGACGATCGGGTCGACCTTGCAGTCGCAGCCGGGGTGAATGGGCATCAGGTTCTCGACCCGGTACCGCTGTGTGCTCGCGATCGTGCAGAGCGCGCAGTTCTTCGTGCCGGTCAACCGGCGCCGGTAGAACTGCGCGCCGGCCCGCCGCATGGACTGCTGCGCCGCGTGCGTACGGGCGAGCTGCATGTCGGTCTCGGTGATCGACAGCAGCCGCGTACGCCCCTCGGCGACCGCCTGCGTGAACGCCTTGCCCCGACTGAGCGCCGTCCAAGTGGTGACGAACGGCCGCGTGTAGACCTCGGCCGGGTCGACGCCGCGCAGCGCCTCGTCGAGCTTCACGCCGGCCGGTGCCGCCGCACCGCCCATCATGTCGGCGATCATCGTCGACAGGTACGCGTCGGTGATCTGCCCCATCTGCGACTGTGCCGCGAGCACGGTCGGCAGCACCTGCTCGACGAACGCCGCGGCGTCGGCGTCGCGGTACCCGCCGAGGCTGTCGAACGCGTCGAGGACGAACGAGATCACCCGATCCCGCAGCGACCTCGACAGGGCGTCGTACCGCTCGGTGAGCGCCGCCTGCAGCGCCTCATTCGCCACCGGTCGCCCCCTCGTCGTCCGGCAGGTTGCCCGCCGTCGGCGCCGGGTTGGCCGGCAGCAGCGAGGCGGCGAGCAGCTTCGCCGCGGCCGCGCCCGCCGTGATCCGGCGCACGCGCTGCGGTGTCTCGCCGAGATCCTCGGCGATCACGTCGAGCGGGTAGCCGATGCTCGACAGCTTGGTCGCGGCGTCCGCCATGACGGCCGGTGACAGGTACTGCGGGTTTGCCCACCGCACAACGGCCTCGGTGTAGTCGTCGGGCACGCCGGCCTGCGCCGCAGACAGCGCCATGACGTCTTCGAGCCCCTCGCCGAATGAGGCGATGTGCTCGCGCACCTTGGCCACGTGCAGGATGTCGAGCGCCGCGATCGTGTCGGCGCTGATGTTCACCAGGTCGCCGGCGTAGTAGTACGCCGGGGTCTGACTGATGATCAGCATGTCGCGGATATCGCTCGCGTGCTCATCGAGGAACGGCCGCAGGTCGGTCGCTTCGAGCTGCCCGAACTGCGCCTGCTCGCCCTCGGATACCCAGATGTTGTCAGGGCCCGGAACGAACGGCTGCTCGATCGTCACGAGCCCGCTGTCGGGATCCTTCCGGCGGGCGAACTTGTGCCCGCGGATCCACTTCTGCCGGAACCCGCTGTACCGGCTCGCGGCCATGCGGTTGAGCACGCCGAGGTTGACCCGGTCCTGCGTGTCCGTGACGCACGCGAACTCGGGCTCGGGGTCCTCGCCGAGGTCGGGCATCCGGGCGAACTCGACGAGCGGCTCGGCGCCGAGATCGTGCGGCTCGCCCTCGTCACTCTTGCCGACGTACACCCACGAGTCCGGCCCCCACGGCAGCCGGTTGTTCGACCGGTCCCGCGTCCGGTACGGGAACGAGCGGTCGTCGTAGTACACCCGCGCGTAGCCGTACCCGTCGATGTCGTTGTGCCACGCCTTGAGCCCGACGAGCCGCTCGCCGGTCTCGGGGTCGTACTCGACGACGCACTCGCTCGGGTGCTCGGGAGTGATGAGCGGGCTCGGCCGCCCGTTCTCTTCCGTCCTGGTCGGGTGCGGTCCGACGAGCATGTACCCCGTCGCCTGCGCCATGGCCGAACGCCAAACGAGTTTCTGCCGGCTGTCGAGCCGGTTGAGCTGCCACCACCGGGCGGCCGCCGCATCCGGCGTGCCGTCCGCGGCGGTGACCCCGAGCGCGAACAGCCGGTGCACCGAAGCGTTCGAGACGAGCCCGCAGAAGTTCGTACGCGCCTTGCGCTGGAAGTCGAGGAACGCGGCCTGCGCGTTCTTCGGGAGCTGCGGCAGCGGCGGCCGGCCCCGGTAGTACATCCACCACTCGTCGAGCTGCCGCTGCCGCTTGCGCAGCCGTCGGCCGAGGCGCAAGAGCATGTAATCCGGGTTGTCGAGTTCCGGTGTCTCGTCGAGCACAGCGCCCCCCTTCGGGCCGGTCAGAACGTGCCGCCGAACATCTCTTCTTCCTCCGCCGCGACACCCTTCGCGATCGCGTCGAGGCGGCACTGCCACGCGAGCACGGCAGCGACCGCAGCGTCGATCTTGTGCGGAGAGTCGGGATGCGCTTTGGCGATCTGCAGACCCGACCGGCTCGGCCGGCGGCGGGCGTTCACCAGATGCCGCACGAGCGCCGACGAGCCGTCGTGCGTCAACTCGCCCTCGGTCAAAGCGGTGTGGAACTTCTCCAGCGCCCGGACGATCAGCGTCGACCGACCGCCGGTCATCCACCACTCGATCGGGTGCTGCCGGGTCGCCTGCACCTGCAGCCGCGGCCCGTACGCCGCTTCCCAATCGGCGACGTGGCTTTCCCACTTGGCCGGGTCGGCGTAGAACCCAACGACGTCGTACGTGGCGAACGTCTCGACGATCGCGGCGAGCACCTCGACGACCGGCACCTGCCACTCGACCGGCTTGCCGTCCGGTCCGACCGGCAGCCGGTCGGGCTGCTCCCACACGCCGATCGTGAACAGGTGCCCGTCGGACAGCCGGCAGCCGATCAGCGCGGTCGCGTCCGTGACCCCGCGGGCCCGCTTCCGCGAGCCGTCGAACCCGAGCACCACCCGTTCGCCGGGCTGTACCTCGCGGGCGAGGTCGGACGACGCCCGCACCTCGGGCTCGGTCAGCCACGCGTCGGACGCGTGAGTGATCTGGTTCAACAGGTCGGCCCGCAGATCTTGCGGCTCGTTCGAGGTGTCCCAGAACTCTGAGGTGAGCCGCTCGATCGGCGACCAGCCGGGCGCACACGGCGGGTCGTGCAGCACGCACCCGTCGGGGTGATCGCTGCTGTCGCCGTATGCGTAACGCAGCCCGGTGACGAGGGACTGCTCGTCGGTCATGTCAGTCTCGGGCGGCGCCTCACGGTGGTCGACGAGGATTCCGCGAGCCCGCGATCGGCCGTCGATGATCGCCTGATAGTCGGCCGCCGACTTCTCAGCTACCGACCCGACGCCCGGCGTGTACGCGTTCGGCGTCTCGATCAGCGACCCGCCCAGCTTCGCGGCGTTGAACCGCATCACCTTCGCGAGCCGTACGCCGCCGTTGGATGCCGTCCATTCCTCGGTCTGGTCGAGGCTCGCGAAGCATGCCGGGTCACCCTTGGTCGACGTCGCCGACGAGGTGATCGGCGAGACCTCGCCGCGCGGCAGGTAGATCACGGTGTCGAGGCATTCGAGCCCGTAGTCGGTCGACAGCGACCGGCCGCGCGCCATCTCCAGCAACGGCAACCATGTGTTGTCGGTCTGCTGCTCGGTCACCGCAGCGATACGCACGAGCGGCGTACGGATCGAGTGCCACGGCCGGCCGACCGGCTCGCCGTACGAGTCGAACCCGTCCGGCACGACGTCGGCGCACGCCTCGGCGAGCGCGATCGCCCCGACGAACGGACTCTTCCCCCACCCTCGCGGCCGGCTGAGCAGCGCCCGGTGAATGACCCGCTTGCCGGTCACCGGGTGCAGCTCGTAGTACCGCAGCAGGAACTCGGCCTGTTCCTTTGTCGGGATGTACGGCGCCCCGTCGTCACGGCCGGGCTGCGCGAGGTTCCCGATCATCCAGTCGATGACGTACCACCCGAGCGTGGGGAACTCGCCCTCTTCCTCGGGCCCGCGCCACGGCATGACGCCCCCTTGCTACGGGCTCGTGCCCTCGTCAGTCTTCCCGCCTCGAATCGGCCGCAGGTTGCCGTACAACTCGCGCGCCGACGGCACGCCCGAACTGCCGCGCCCCTGATCGGCGCCGTCCGCCTCGGCGAACACCATGCGCAGCCGGGCCCGGTCCGCGGGTGTCGCGCCGAACGCTGCGACGCGCAGCCGCAGTTCGCCCGCGACGGACAGATCGCCGCGCCACAGCCGGGCGTGAATCAGGGCGGTGTCGAGTAGGTACTGCCAGTCGGACGACCCGAAGTGCTCGGCCTGCGGCGACTCGATCCACATCTGCCACCACACGCGCGTGCGCGCCGGCCATACGAACTCGACGAGTTCGCCGTCTTTCTCGATCTCGACGTCGGGCAGCGAGGGCGCCTCGGCCCGCTCCCACCTGAGTACGGTCTGCGGGATCGCGTCCTTGTTCCGCCGCGCCTTCCTGCCCTCGGGCTTCGGCGCCGGTCCCATGCCGCCCATGTGCTGTACCTCCCGTGTCGGGTGCGCCGCCGCACACCCGTGTCGGGCGCTACAGCAGCGAGTCGATTACGTGCTGCAGGTCGCCGAGGCGCTGCGGCGTGCCGCCGAACGTCCGCCCCGTGACCGCGATGTACCGGCCGGTGCCGTACAGCTCGACCGAGCCGCCGCCGACCGTGATGCGCCTGCCGTGGGGCAGCGCGCCGTACCCCCAGATGTGCAGCCCGTCGCCGCCCTGCGAGACCTCGACCCACGTCGAGTCGCCGACGGCGTCGAGGATGTTGCGCGCCCACCCGGCGACCTCGCCCTCGGCGTCGAGGCAGTGATCGAGGTCGAGGCAGACGACGCCGTCGCCGTCGAGGACGAACCCGAGCCCGGCCCCCGCCGTCGAGCGGGCGGCATCCCGGTGCGTCGACCAGGACGCGGGGTCGGTGCTGCTCGCGGCCGCGCCGCCGACGGTGACCGGAACCTTCCGCGAGGTGCGCCGGATCCACCGGGGCCGGCTCGTCAACTCAGCCGGGACCGTGCGGGCCGCGCGGTGAGCGGCAGCTCGACAGGCCGGCTTGCAGAACCGCGCGTGCGACCGGGCCGTGATCGGCATCGGTCCCTCGCAGTGCTCGCAGTCGCGCCTCGTCGTCATGACTCCATGGTACCGCGGCGTACGCTTTTAGCGCTCTGACCTGCATGTATCAGGTTCATATCGGGATCGCGGCAGGCTGAGAGGCGCTGTACGGCCCCTCAACCGCGCGCCATCAAATCAGCCTGCCGCATCCCTGCTCGCCCGCCAGCGAGCCGCCCACGCCCCGCAGCGTGGCCGTTTTCCCCAGACCCGTACAGATCCTTGCCCGCAGCACCTCCCGAGCCCCAGACGGGGGCGGGGAGGGGAGTCACCCCCCAGGGGGGAGCCTCGAATTCGGCGAGCGATCTCGGGGGATCGAGTCCGGGTCGTTGTTCCGTCACGGTCGGCAATCTGTGCCGTCCGTACGGCAGTTGCAAGCCTCTGACCTGCGCTTATGTGCAATGCCTCGCAAACATGCAGGTCAGAGCGTTGCGGGTGCATGTGGTGTGCACCCCTCGTCGTACATGCTCGTCGTGCCTGCACCTGCGACTGAACGATGCATAAACGTGCAGGTCAGAGCGTTGCGATCGTCATGCAGGTTGCTCGATTTGGTCGGCCGTCGGGTAGTTGTGCGCTCGGCCCTCAAATCGTGCGCCGCGTACGAGAGTTGCGACGCTCTGACCTGCAGCTTTGTGCATGTCGACTGACCCTCGACCGTGCGGTTCGGGTGCTGGTCGAGCAGCGTGTCGGGTACGCCCTCGCTCGCACCTCTCTGACCTGCGGTGATGCAGGCATCTGTGCGTACGTGCAGGTCAGTGGGGTGCAACTTGGGGCGGGGGGTGTGGAGTTGCCGCGTGTCAGAGCAGACCGGGGTGTCGCTCCCGAGGGCGGGTCATGCGTACGGCCCACCGTGCCTCGTTCCCCTGTCGGCTGCTCTTGCGTGCGTGGCAGTCCTCGCACAGCGCCTGTAGGTTCTCGGGCCGATGGTCGTCGCGGTCGCCGATGTGGTCGACCTGGTTCGCCGGCCTCGCGCAGCGTGTGCCGTTCTCGAACCACTGACAGCGGTACTGATCGCGGGTGAGGACGAACGGCCGGATGCGGGTGTACCAGTCGGGCGGCAGCTCTGCCCGCCTCGTGCTGCCGGCCCACCCACCGCTCATGCGTCGTCGTCCTCGTCGTCCTGGTCGCGGCCGTCGTCGTATGGCTCGGCTCGTTCGGTCGTGCTGTCGAGCACCACGTCGGGCGTGAACCCGAACGTCGTGCCGGGCTGCGTCGGCTGGTCGGTCCGCAGGGCGTCGAGCATGCGGAGCGCCGCGGCCTCGGCGTCGTCGAGCCTGCGTCGGCTGTAGCCCTTCGCCTTGATCTCGACCTCGTGTGTCCCGTCGGTGAGGCGTACGCGCATGGGGCGGTTCCTCTCGACGGTGGGTGGCACGCGCGGGGCGGTCAGCAAACCCGCCATGGTTCGTATTGGTCCCGCCCCGCGCGAGTGGGGGCGGCGCCGTCTCGGGGGGTGAGACGGCGCCGGGCCGGTCGACGGTGGGGTGTGCCGACCGGCATTGGGGGGGGGAATGACGAACGCCCCGCGGAGAGGGCGGGGCGTTCGGGAAGATTCTGTGTCCGGGCATGGCGGACTTGCGGCCAAGAATGCGACACGTGATCGTCCGGAGTCAAGCGCGGCGGCGATTGAGAGAGAGATCGCGCTCGTACGCGCGCGCCCTACTACCTGTAGGTGCTCTCTCTACAGCCACCCCCCTATATATGGGAGGGGAGGGGAACGCGCGCGCGCGAGTCCCGCGGGAGTCCCCCAGGGACACAACACGGTGACCTGCGACGACGTCAGAAAAGGGCGGGCGAATCGCGATGAAAACGCGAGCGAATCGCGCGCGAATCCTCGGCGGAATCAGTGCAGAAAGCCGTACGGGCACAGCAAAACGCCCCGCCCGGCGGTGTGCCGGACGGGGCGCGACGAGGCGGGGCGAGCTACTGCGCAGGGCGGCGAGCTGCCTGCCCGGTACTGCGGAACGAGTGGATGCTGCCCACGCCGGCCGCGCGGGCGCGGTGCGCCGCCGAGGTGCGGCTGATCGGCCGCCCGTCGATCTGCAGCGCCGGGCCGTCTGCCCGTTCGCCGATCGCCTGCCGCAGCAGTCCGGCGGCGCGGTCGCCGAGCGGCACGGACACCGGGCCCGCGCCTCGCTTCGGGTACTCGACTCGGGCGGTTCCCTCGGCGAACGCGACGTCGCGTACGTCGAGCGACAGGGCGTCGCCGAGGCGTACCTCGCCGTCCCACAGCAGCGCCCACAGTGCACGGTGCGCGACGGGCACAGACTCGTCGGCGAGCAGCTCGTCGACCCTCTCTCGGGTCAAGGTGAGTTGAGTCATGGCGGCAGTGTCCTCTACTTCCTCGGGCCGTTCTGCGACTTCCAACCTGCCAGGAACCCGCGGTTGTTCGTGATGTACGTCGTCGACCCCCGGCGGCCGCCGCTCGCCACCCACGCGACGGCGACCACCGCGGCGGCGGCGAGCAGCCGCACGAGGCTGTCGACGAGGATCTGCAGCGCGAGCATGCCGAAGTACGAGCCGGCGCCGAGCCCGACCGCGAGCACGCCCTTCGCGGCGGTCCGTTGAGCCTGCGGGTCGAGGACCGGTGTTGCCGTGGGTGCAACGGGCACGACCGGCTCGTACTCGGGCCCGTACTGCGCGTAGAGCATGCCGTCGATCCGCACGTACCCGATCACGCGCATGCCGGGCGGCGGGGCGGGCGCGAGGTGCTGCTCGGCGGCGGGCACGACGCTGGTCGGGGTGACGGTCCGGGCGAGGGGCGCCGGGCGTACGGCGGGGCGTTCGGGGTGCATGGCGGGGTCCTAGCTCGCGGTGTTGGGGCGGTGTCGCTCGATGTGGCGGCCGAGGTCGCGCAGCAGCAGCCCGAGCCGGTCGACGCCGAGGCCGGCGAGCAGCACGACGACCAGGTGCAGGGCGGGCAGATCGAGGCGCGGCGGGCCGTCGACGGGGTCGAGGCTGAACAGCAGCACGGCGATCGGGCCGATCGGGGCGAGGATCCGCACGGTCTCGCCGACACCGCGTACGGCTCGCGCGGTGCGACGGCGGGCGGGTGAGGGGCGGGTCATGAGCCGGTGTCTCCTCCAGCGAGGCCCAAGTCTTGGGCGAGCTTCAACATGACGAGGGGTAGGGCGCCGGTCGGCACGAGCACCTCGCGGGCGCGGTTGCCGTCGCGCGGGCCGACGACACGGTGCTGTTCGAGGGCGTTCATCACGCGATCGGCCTCGGCGGCGCCGATGCGTAGCTTCCGCTGCAGCATCGAGACGGATCCGAACTGCGTGCTCACGATCAACTCGGCGGCGTGCAGGATGAGTTCGGGCGAGACGCCGGCGGGCGGTTCCTGGCCGGGGCGTACGGCGTACCGGCCGTACTTGGGCTTGTGCACGCGAGGGTCGTCGCCGAGCCATCGGCCGAGGGTGGCGGCGTGCGGTGCTTCGAGGTCGGGGTACCGGCGGGCGAACACGTCGCGGATCGCCTCGGGTCCGATCCCGTCCGGGCCGGCCTTGAGCACGATCTCGAACGCGATCGCCTTGCGAGGGTCGCCTCCGCCCGACTGTGCCTCGTCGAGTGCGGCGGGCGGCGTGTACGAGAGTCCGCTCGCCTCGAAGATCTCGCGTGCCTGCGCTTCGAGTTCGGGGTCGCGGCCGATCGTCTCGTCGATCTCGCCGCGGATCCGGCGCACCGTGGCGTCAGCCTCGGCGATCGCATTGTCGCCGGTCGGTCCGGGCTCGGGCCCGGTCGGTTCGGGGTCGTCCCATCCGGCTGTCGGGTCGGTCCATCCCTCGCGCACCGAGTGCTCGGCGGGCGGGTCCGCGACGGCGACGGCGGCCGGGGTGGGTGCGGCGGCACTGAACAAGTGGTCGGTGTTCTCCCACCTGCGCTCGTACGCCTCGCCCGCGGCGCGGCGGGACAGCTCGTCGAGTTCGGGCCGGTACTCGGCCGTTGCGACGACGATCTTCGCGATCTCGCTCGGGGTCATCCGGTACACGACCAGGGCGCGCGCGGGGTCGTCGAGAACCTTGATCGCGCCCGTACCGGCGGTCGGCATGTCCTCGGGCGAGATCTTGTCGCCCCACCCCATCAGGTAGGCGATCTCTCTCTCGTCCGACTTCATGGCGATCTTGAGGCCGGACTGCACGACGAGCTGCGGCTCTTCGAGCACATCCTGCGTCGCCCGCAGCGCCGAGGCGATCACGTTGCACGCCACGGCGCGAGCGAGTTCGACGACCTGCAGCAGCACGTCGCCGGCCTTACGGATCGTCGGGTTGCGGCGAGCCTTGCCCGAGTACAGTTCGGCGATCTCGTCGGCGTTCGCGATGATGCCGGGCACGGCCGGGCTCACCGGGATCTTGTCGTCGTCGTGCGCGATCTGCAGGTCGGCGTACCCCGGCTTGCGTGCCTTGGCGATGCGCAGCAGCGTCTCGGCCATGGCGAGCACCTTCTCGGGGGTGTCGGCGACCCAGTCGATCGGCGGACGTCCGGGGCGGCCGGCCTTGTCCCACGCGCGCAGCCACGGCAGCGCGAGCGAGCCGCCGTTGAGGTCGATCACCCACACGAGCACGTCGACCATGCGGAGTTGTCCCGCGATCGTGACGTTCATCAGGTTCGACTTGCCCGAGCCCTTGCGGCCGGTGAACACCGCGGTCAGTTGCCGGATGCACGGCGCTGCCTCGCTGCCGTCCTTGTGGCGGCCGATCTGCAGCCCGTCGTTCAGCGAGCGGGGCGAGTAGTCGTCGGGGTACATGGTCGGCCCGGCGGCGACCTGGTTCTCGGTCTCGACGTTCGCCAGGAACGAGCCGCGGTCGGCGCCCTCGACGATCTCGACCGAGCAGCCGTTCGGCAGCCGGGCGTCGCCCGCTAGTCCGTCTTGATACCGCTGAATGTCGCGCCACGTGTACCCGCCTTCGGGCAACCGCCCTTCGAGGGTCATGCCGCCGCTCGGCCACATCTCGACGCCGACGACGCGCACGCCCTCGATCCCAGTCACGCGCGAGAACCGCGCCGACCACTGATCGGCGAGCGCCCGGTACCGACGCATGATGCCGTCGTGTGCGGCGGCGGTGTTCTCCGCCTCGCGCGCGGCCTCGGCCCGGCGCCGGGCAGCCCGACGTCCCGCGAGGGCGGCGCCGAGCCCGACCGCCCCCGAGGCGAGGGCGGCGAGGCAGTTCACTGTCCACGGGCCCGAGTTGAGCGCCCACGAGCACCACGCGCCCGCCCCGACCCACGCCGCGGCGTTGAGTACGAGGTCGACGCGCCCGAGACCGGCCCGCCGGCCCGCGATGAACGAGCCGACGAGCCCGGCGCCCGCGACGCCGACACCCCACCAGGGGGACACCCCGGCCGCGTTCGCCGCGTACGAGCCGGCGAGCGCGGAACCGGCGGCGCTGATCGGGGCGGTGAGCGGGCCGTGACCCGACTCCCAGTCGATACGCACTGTCTGCCCTTTCAGAGAGTCGCGTCGGCGTTGCGGGTGACGTCCCACATCGACTCGGCGGCGCGACCCTTGCGAGGGTTGGTGATGCGCTCGATGTCGACGTGGTGGCACTTGCGGAACGCGTCGGGCAGTGCGCGGGAGAGTTCGGCTGCCTTCATCTGCAGCTTGTAGACCTCCTGCATGATCCCGATGATCCGGGGGTCGAGCGGCTGCTCGGCGTCGGCGCGGGCCGTCGAGATCTTCATCGCGTTGGCGACGTGTTCGAGGGCGTCGGGCAGCGCCGCGAAGTCGCGGCCGACCTGCATCATGCCGTCGGGGTCGTAGGTGGATGCGATGCGTTCCATCTCCATTGCGGGTGCAAGGAAGTGATGTCCGCCGGACATGGCGTGTCCTCCGTAGGTCGAGGGGGAACCGCCGGCGGTTGCCGGGCGGCGTACGAACGTGGCGACGGGCGGCGGCGCCGAGGCGACAGCCGGGCCCGTCATGGCCGGACCGGCAGCGGTACGGCGAGCGGCACGCCGCTGTCGGCGGCGGTTCCAGACGGCGCGCAGCGTGGCGAGGCCGGCCCGCACGCTGCGGTTCCACACGGCCGAGGCGAAACCCGCGAGCCCGGCGCGGGCGCCGTCCCACAGCGCCCCGGCGGCGTGGGCGATCCGGCGAGCAGCAGCTCGTCGTGCCGTAGCGGTGTTGCGCCACAGCGCGCGGGCGGGCGCGGCAGCCCAGCGCCCGGCGCGGCCGATCCCGCGGGCGGCGCGAGCGACCCCGCGCCCCGCAGCACGGATGCCGCGCCCCGCGCCGGCCATACCGCGGCGGGCGGCGCTCGCGGCGGGGCGCACCCGTCCGAGCAGGCTGCGCGAGCGGGGCGTGCGCGTCCTGGTCGACGAGGTCGAGGGCGACGTCGAGGGCGAGGTGCCGCCCCGCTTGGGGCGCTTGTGCTTGCCCACGCCCGCGGGCGAGGGCATGCCGCCCTGCTTGAGGCGCCCCGCGCCCCGACCGCCGAACGAGCCGAGGGCGCCCCGACGGGTACGGCCCGAGCCGCTCCGCCCCGACGCACCCGCCCCGAGGGCGCCGCCGCGCCCCGACGACCCGCCCCTGCGTGACGCCCCGCCCCGCCCTGTACTGCCGAGCGCCCCGCCCCGAGTCCGCCCTCGGTTCGAGCCGGCCGCCCCGCCCCGAGCCCGCCCTGCGGCGGCGGTCGTACGGCGGCGTACGGTCCGGCGGCGCTGCAGGGCGCCCCCGACCGCGAGGGTCACAACGGTTCCGGCCGCGACCGCGAGCCCGGCCGGTCCGACAGCTTGGTACGCGGCGGTCGCCACCATGGCCGAGGCGTTGCTCACCCCGATCACGACCGGCTCGGCCGGTACGCCGCGGCTGCGGGATGCGCGCGGCACAGGGTCGGCGGCCGGCTCGACGGCCGGCTCGGGTGCGGGTACGGGCGGCGGCGCGGGTGCCGCCTCGACGGGCGGGTCGGGCGCGGCCGCCGTGGGTGCGGGCGGTGCTGTGGTGTCTGACACCGGGGTTGCTCCTTCACTGCGACTGCGGTCGTGGTGCTGCGGGGTGTGGGGTGAGGGGGTGTATGGGCCGGTCAGAGGGGGGTGAGGTCTGACTGTGACTGCAGTTGCAGTCACAGTCAGACCGTCACGAGCCGGTGAGCGCCCGCACGTTGGGCGAGCCGAGTTCGAGCAGCTTCGGGTCGGCCGACTCGACCTCGTCGCGCAGCGTCTGCGCGTGGCGGCGGGACTTGAACGGGTAGCCGAGCGCGTGCTCGGACTCCAGCAGCTTGACGATCACGCCCTCGCCGGGGCGGCCGTTCAGTTCGGCGTACAGCGCCGTGATCTTCTTCTTCACCTCGGCTCGGGTCGGGGGCCGCTGCTCGTCGCGGGGCGCCTCGTCGTCGCCCTCGCCGTCGGGGCGCTCCGGGGCGCCCTCGGGGTCGGGGGCGTCATCCGTCAGTGCGCCCTCGCTGTCGGGGGCGCCGCCCTGCGGGGCGCCCTGGTCGTCCGGGGCGGGGCGCTGCGGGGCGCCCTCGCTCGGGTCGGCCGGCGGCGGGGGCGGCAGTGCCGGGGCGCCCTGCGGGGCGGGCTCGATCGCCGGGGCGGCGGGGGCGGCCGGGGCGAGGGCGGTCGGGCCGGCGTCGACGTTGACCGGGGCGAGGGGGCGCCCGTAGCGGGTGAGTCGCAGCGCGAGCACCTCGTCGAGGGGCGCCTGCGAGCGCCACCTGCGCCCGTAGCGGCGGCGCAGCCGGGCCCGCTCGATCAGCCGCTCTTGTTCGAGGGCGATCACGGCCTCGTATGAACGCAGCTCCCACAGCTTCATGCGCCGCCATAGCCGGAACGTGCCGATTGGGTCGAGCAGCCACCGGGACAGCCGTACCGACTCCATGTGCTTGGCGGCGCTGATGTCCGCGGCGACACCGACCGCGTGCCGAGCCGCCTCGACGACGGCGACGAACAGAACGGGGATCACCGCGTGCATGCCGACCCCGATCGGGTCCGGCCACGCGGCCGCCCCGTTGAAGGCGATCGTCGCCGCGGTGAGCAACCACGCGATGTGACGCAGCATCGGCAGCGGCATGCGCAGCCACGTGAGCAGCAGATCGAGCGCGAGCAGTACGAGAATCCCGGCGTCGAGCCCGATCGGAAAGATCATCGCGAACTGTCCGAAGCGCTTCGCTTCCGCGAGGGCGCGAACCGCGGCGTACGAGCCGATGAACCCGATCAGGGCGATCACGGCAGCGCCGAGCGCCACCCCGGCGATGATCCTGCGCTGCAGGGTGGTGAGCTGCGGACGGTCACGCTCGGGTGTGCTGTGGTGCTCGCCGTTACTATCAGCCACGGATCGGCCCTCTGCTTGACGGTTGGGGGCACGGTCTGCCCCGGCCATGTGGCGTTCGCGGCGCCGGCCGGGGCATTCCGTTGTTGCGGGTTCGACGGTAGGTGAACCTGCTTTACAGTGTCAACAAGGTTAGGGCAGGATGAGCGCCATGCCAGAGCGGGAAGAGCCGCCGACGCCGGACGGCGGCGAGGGGGAACCGAGGTTGGGGAACATGTCGCAGGTCGCTGCCGAACTCGGTGTTTCCCGGCAGTACGTGCACACGTGGCGCCGCACGCACGACGACTTCCCGCAGCCGCACCGCCGCCCCGGCAGCACCCGTGACGAGTGGGATCTCGACGAGGTGCGCCGGTACTGGGGGGCGCGCGACCTGCGCCCCGGCGAACGTACAGACCTGCAAGGCGACGACGAGCAGTAGGCCAACGACGAGGACCCCGCCGCGGATCGCGGCGGGGTCCTTTTGCGTCCTGGTGAGCGACTATGCGGCCGCCCCGCGAGTGCGAGCTGCTGCTCGCTGCCGGGCCCGGTCGTCGGCCCGCTTCTTCCGCCGAGCCGCCTCGTCGAGTTCCCGCTGCAGGACAGCGAGCTGCGCGGGCGTCGACCACGTACGGCGGCCGCCGTCGAGCCCGACGGGCGCCGTGCAGTCCGGTCCCGCGCACGTCACGGCGTCGTTCTCGCCGCCGCCCGCGTGCATCGTGAGCGCGCTGCCGCAGTATGGGCACGGCCGATCCATCGCCACGGTGTACCGGTCGACGGTGCCGCCGATCGTCCGCTCGATCCGGCGAGCAGCCTCGCGTGCGACGAGCCCGATCGCCGCACGGTGGTGGTCGCGCAGCGGCATGCACGGCCCCTCGTCACCGCGGAGCCGGCCGAGCAGCCACTCGGCGGCGCGCACCGCGCTGCGGTCGCCCATGGTGAAGTGCCACCGGGCGGGGTCGGCCTCGTCGCGGGCGGCGAGCATGCCGAGGGCGAGCCCGACCGGGTCGCCGGGGATCGGACGGCGCAGCGCCTTGACTGTGTCCCGCTGGATCTCGGCCGCTATCTGGTCGGCGAGCGAGCACAGTGCGACCTCGACCGCGCGGCACGTGTCGACGACGTGCAGCCGCAACGGCACCGGGCGCTCGCCGAGTTGTCCCGGCTGCCGGTCCGGGCGCGGCAGGTGGCTGCGCCCCTCGCCGACGTAGTCGCAGTGCAGGCACTCGTACCGCGGGCGGCCGTGCTCGTCGGTCTTGGTCACGAGGTGCTGCGCGTGCTGCAGCAGTAGGGCGGTCTCGTCGCGGTCGTGCTCGTCGAGGGTGCGCAGGTACTCGGCCTTGCCCATGGCGGGGGGCCACGTGTCCGAGGTCTGCGAGGTGTCGATCAGGGCGCGCAAGTGGGTCCAGTGGTCGACGACGACCTGCAAGTCGTCGAGGGCGGTACGGGGGCGGGCGGTGTGCTGCATGGTGAGCGCTCCTGTGGTGCGTGGGGCGTAGGCTGATCACACCGCGAAGGGGACGGGGCGCCCGGTGCTTGCCGGCTTGGGGCGCCCCGCCGTCATGTTCAGCGCGGGTACTTGCGCTTGGTCGACGCCCATATGCGGGCGATGACGATCGCGGTCACGCAGACGACGACGATCGCCGCCACGGTGTTTTCGCTCATCGGTCGCTCGCGATCTCGGTGTCGGCGTCGGCGCTCGGCATGAACCGCGCGATCTGCCGCATCGCGCGCGCCTCGACGAGATCCCACGCCCGCGCGGCGTCCGCGAGGATCCGGCGGCGCAGCATCATCACCTCGTGGTGGGCGTTGACCGCCTCGGGCAGCGACGTCGCCTCGGGCAGATCGAGGCGGCGCTCGATCCGGCCGACGGCCGCGCGGTCGAGGATCGCGTCGAGCCCGGCGAACATCGGTGCGTCGTAGTGCGGGTGACGGTGCCGCCATGCCCGGATTTCGTCGAGGGCGGCGAGGGCACTGTCGGGGGCCGGGCTGTCGGCGGCCGGGACGGCGGCGGTCGTGGTGGTGGTCGTGGTGTCCACGGGGTTCCTCACAGTCTGTGGATGGCGGGCGGGTCAGAGGGTCGGCAGCACGTCGTGCACGTCGCGGCCGACCGCGTTCGGTTTCCGCTGCCGGGTCACGGGCGTGCCGTATCCGGCGAGCGGGTTCTCTCGGTGCAGCCACGCGAGGGCGAGTTCGAGCTGCACCGGGTCGAGGTCGACGAGCGCCTCGGCGTCGTCCTGGTCGAGCCCGTCGAGGTCGTCGGCGAGGTCGTCGGGCTCGCTCACGCGGCCTCGCCAGTACCGGAGTTGAGCCACGGAGCGAGGGCGCCGAGCACGACGTCGACGCGTGCCTCGGTGCGGTCGGCGATGCACCTGCAGCTCGCGGTGCGCGTGCACTTCGGGCACGGGACCGGCCTGCGCAGGGCGTGTTCGAGGACGCGCCGCACGACGAGCGGGGCGGCCGCCGCGGTGCCGCCCTCGCCCGCGGGCGTGGGCACTGCGACCGGCTCGCCGTCGTGGTCGATGAACTCGACCTCGGTCGCGCCCTGGTGGCCGTGGATGAACTCGACGGACACGCGGCCGCGGTCCCAGAACACGGCCGAGGGGTGCTCGCCGCGCCACCGGACGTTCGCCGTCCCGTCCGGCCACAGCACGCCGTCGGCGACGTCGCCGAGCCCGCTGATCCCGGACACGTCCCGGCGGCGGCGCAGCACGAACCGCAGGGGCTTGAGCGGCTGGTCGGGCCGTACGACGGTGCGGCCGGTGAGTTCGCGGGTGGCCTCGTCGACGAGCGCCTGCGCCGCCTCGGCGTCGACCGCCCTGCGGGCGAACGCGAGCAGTGCCTCGACGGCGGTCATGTTCGGGTCGGTCGTCATGCTGCGGTCTCCCTGGTCTGTCGGTATCGGACGTTCACGCCGTAGCCGCGGGCGTGGTCGATCTCGGCGACGGCGGCGCCGAGGTCTGCCCAGTGACGAGCGGCCTCGGGGTCCGGCCCGCGGCGCTGCTGCTCGCGTCGCGTCCGGGCGCCGCCGAACGTGCCGTCGGGCACGGTCTCGGCGAGCAGCGGTCGGTTCTTCATGACGTCGCCTCGCTTTCCTCGGGCGTGATGCGGGCGGCCTCGCGCTGTGCGCGCAGCGCCTCGCGTGCCTGCCGGTACTCGCCGTTCGGGCAGCCGGCTGTGATCGGGTCCGAGCCCGCCATGAGTTCGGGCCACGCGACGGGGTCGTATCCGCCGCGGCGTACGCCCTCGCGTTCGGCGCGCAGCGCGGCCTTATAGCCGGGGATGTCGTCGGGGTCGAGGTGCGGGTGCGAGCGCGGCTCGAAGGTGCCGACGGCCCGTTCGAGTCGGCGGCGGGACTCGGCCCGCCACCGCTCGGCGATGTCTTTCGGCATGATCGCCCACGCCGACTCGGCGTAGTGGCGGCCGACCGCCTCGCCGGCGAACTGCAGGGGGACGTCCCGCAGGATCGCCGCCCACATCGAGAGCTGCGCCGCCTGCTCGGTGTCGTCGAGCCGCACGACGCGGTCGTCGACGAGGGAGATCTGCGAGAGCAGTTCGAGGGTCTCGTCGAGGGTCATGCGCTGTGTCCTCCGTTCATGCGCTCGCGCAGCCGGTCGAGTCCGGCTCGCTGCTGCTGTCCCTTGGTCATGGCGCCGGGCAGGTGCACGACGACACCGCCGGGCCCGGCGGCCGGCTCGGGGCGCTCGTTCTCGGCCCACTGCTGCCAGCGGCCGCCCCACGCGGCCGCCGTCACCTGGTCGTCAGCCATGCGCCGGACGAACTTCCGGGTCACCGTGGCGATCTGCTGCGCGGTGAGCTGCTCGCGGCCGGCGTCCGCACGGGCAAGTTGCGCTGCCTGCACGTCGTCGTCGCTCGGCTGCCAGTCGGCGGGGATCGGAGAGAGAGCAGCGCGACCGCGGCCGCCCGACTCTCTACCTGCACCCCCCTCATGGGAGGGGCGGGGAGGGGAGGGGTTCCCGCGCGCGCGAGTCCCCGAGCCGTCCCCAGGGGACGCCCCGCCGTGACCTGCGTCGCCGCCGGAATTCCGCGACGGATTTGCGGGCGAATCCTCGTCGAATTCCTCGCGATTTCCGCGCGGATCGTCGTCGTATCCGCCGTGATCCCCCCGCGCGTCCTGCGCCGCGCGCTGCTTCCGCTTCTTCTCGGCGGCCCGCTCGCGCTTCACGAGGACGTCGCGGCGCGACGGGTTGTAGATCAGATAGTCGTGAATCGCGTAGTCGCCGGGGGTCGGCTGCAGGCACTTCGGGTGAGGGCAGTCGTGCCCGGCCGCGTGCCACAGCCCGGCCGTGACGAGCTTGGTGATCTGCGTCTTCGAGCCGTTGCTGTACATCTTCGCGACGGCTCCGGGCACGATGCCGTCGGTCAGGTGACGCGAGGCGTACGCGCCCGCCTTCAACCACAGCCCGAGCGCCGCGTTTCCGGCGGCGATCATCTTCGGGTGGGTGTCGGCGTTGTCGTCAACGACGAACCATGGCATCGGAGTTCTCCTATCCGAGGGTGAGCTGTCCCTCGGCGACCGAGGTCTTTCGGGGGCGACGCCCCTGCCCGCGCCCGTGGGCGAGGGCAGGAGGGCCAGGGGGCGCCGTGCACTGGTGATCTATCACGTGCGAGCGGGTGCACTCCGCCTTGCGTCCGTGGCAGTGGGCCCACTGCAGGTCGGGCCCGCCCGACGAGGTGCGCACACACCAGTCGAGCCGGTTCGGCTCGCGCAGCTTGAACGCCTCGGATGGGGTCAACTCGTCGACGTCGGCGGTCACATCGAGCGCCGCCCGGTTGCCGACGAGCTGCCGCAGCACGAACCGGCCACAGCGACACCGTTCTCGGCGGGCGCCGCTGCTGCTGCGCGGGGGCCGTGTCATCAGTACTGCTCGACTCGGCTGCCACGCTTCGCGGCCCGCTCGCGCGCCTCGCGCGCCTCGTGCGCCTCGAACTCGCCCTCGGTCGGGTGCTCGGCGAGCAGCAGCTCGACCGCGGTGTCGAGGTCGTACGCGGCCGGCCCCATCTCGTCGAGCGTCCCGTCGATCTTGCGCTTCCGGTACATGGCGCGCATGACCTCGCGCAGCAGCCGCATTTGATCGCCGTCGACGGCGACCTCGGCCAACTTGACCCGCATCTTCACCTGCGGGTCTTTGTCCTCGTTCGCGGCGTGACCGGTGTACGAGGTGCTCGCGAACTCGACGACCGCGACGATCCGGGCGCCGGGCGCCTCGAACAGCCCGCGGCGCAGGATCGCCGGGATCGCCTGCTGCAGCATCCCCGCGGCACTGTCGAGCTTGACCTCGACCTCGGCGTCGTCTTCCAGCCTCGGCATGGGTGGATCACTTCCTTCGCTTCTTCTTCATGGACTGCTGCAGCGCCGCGTACTGCCGTGCGGCCGCCGCTCTGATCTCGGGAATCGGGCAGTCGTCGCGGCGGTGCCGGCCGTACCGGATCACGAGCGACTCGACCTCGGCGTACCCGACAGCGTCCTCGGCGTGCCCGCACGGGCAGTTGAAGTCCCCCGAGGCGAGGCTCTTCGCCTTGTTGCTGTCGAGGCGGACCCGCAGCCCGTAGCCGGGGTGCGGGTTGCCGATCGTCGGCCCGATCCCGTTCACGGCTGCTCGCCGCCGAGGGCGTCGACCTGGTCGTCGTCGAGCAGTCCGCACTCGTGCCAGTGGTCGACGAGGTCGCCCTGATCGGGAACCGGCGGGACCGGCCGCGAGGTAGCGGCGATGATCTCGTCGGCCGTCCGACGGCGCGGCGTCACAGCCGTACCGGGGATCGTCGGGGCGCCGCGCGCGGCGATGCGGCGCCTCACGCGGCTGCGCCCATCACGTACCGCTGCGCGTACGCGTCCGGCCAATCCGCCTTGCTGAGCGCCGCGCGCTGCGCCTCGGGCATGGTGAACAGCGGCAGCCCGACCCAGTCGAACCCGGCCGCGCGCAGCCACCACGCGTCGACCTGGTCGGCGCCCTCGTCATCCTCGAACGTCGAGCCGTCCGCGAGGAACGCGGCCGCCGTCATGTCCCGCTTGGACGCGCCGCCGTTGTCCGCCGCGAACTTCTTCAACGTCGCCGGCGCGATGTACGCCCACGGCACGCCGGCGTCGACGAGCAGCGCCTGCACGACGCCGTGCAGCGCCGCGACCGGCTTGAGCGACTTGGGATGCATCTTGGTCGGCAGATCCTCGATCACCGCGAGGTCGGGCTGCTGCTCGGCGACCTCGATCGTCAGCCGGTCGCGAATCACCGTGAGGCGCTTCGGGCCGTCCTTCTGTCGGGTCCGGATCCGGAACGTCGAGCCATCGGTGCGGGCGACGCCGGTCGAGGTGATCGACAGGTCGAGCCCGATCACCTGCAGCCCGGCCGGGGCCGCGGCGCGGTCATCGAGCAGCACCTCGTCGGCCGGGATCAGTCCGGGGATCATCTCGGTCATGCCGCACCGCCCGACAGCGGAGCGATCGGCCCGTACAGGGTCCGCAGGACGTCGAGCGGCTGCACCTCGCCGTCGCCGTCGGCGTCGGTCCGCATGAGCGGCGCCCCCCGGCGGTCGAGGCTGCCGTGCCACCGCCACTCGCGGTCGTCGACGTCACCCCACGGCAGCGACAGGTTCCACACGTGGCCGGTGCCGTCGGTCCACATCTTCCGCTCGCGGTCGAGGGTGCCCGCGTAGCTGTGCAGGGGCTCGGCCGGCCGGTAGCCCTGCGCGTCCGGCGGCGGCGGGGTGCAGGCGCCCCGCGGGTGCTCGGCGATGAACTGCGCCGCGACGTACCGCAGGATCGCGGCCGCGCGCAGCTTGCACACCTGGTCGTCGCCGTGCACCTCGACGTCGCCGTGCTTGTCGATCAGGAACACGAGCGGGTTCTCGTCGCGGTCGACGAACATGAATCGGTTGCGGTCGTTCATGCCGGGGCCCCTTCGGTGGTCGGCTCGACCCAGGGGCGCAGCGGCCACGCGCCGTCGACGACGGCGTTCGGGTCGGTCTTCTGGAAGTGCTTTTGCAGTCCGGCCGCTTGCTCGGCGGCGAGTTCGGTCTGCAGGGCGTGCAGCTCGCCGACCGTCAGGTCGCGGAACGCGTGGAAGCGCAGCCGGCGCTCGGCGAGCACCCGCTCGGGCCATTCACGGCGAGGCATGTGCGCGAGCGTCCCGATCCGGTGCGCGATACGGGCGGCGACGACGGCGTCGTACGAGCAGCCGTGCGCCGCCTCGTCGTCCCACGGCAGCTCGTAGAACTGCGCGAGGGTGACGAGCTGTCGGGCGCCTTGCTTCTCGCTCACGCGCTTGCGGTACGGCACGGCGTGCTGATCGAGTACGCGCGTGTCGACGACGTGCAGCGGTGTCTCGCCGAGCCGGTCGTCGAGGGTCGGCAGCGAGTACCGGCGGCACTCGCGGTCGAGCAGCGTGAGGTCGTACGGAACGTTGTGACCGACGATCGTTCCGCCGGCGCGGGCGTAGCCGGCGAGTACGTCGGCAATGTGGTCGACGGCGCCGGGCGCGGGCTCGCCCTTCGTCTGCGCTTCCTCCGTGCTGATGCCGTGCACGGCGGTCGCCTCGGCCGGGATCTCGACGCCGGGGTTCACGAACCACTCGTGCGGCTCGACCGGCTGTCCGCCGCCGAGCCCGTAAACGGCGGCGGTCACGATCCGGTCGTTCTCGACGTCGACGCCGGTCGTTTCAAGGTCGAACGCACCCCAGCGGGTGAGGTGCCACGTCATCGACGTGCCCCCGATCCGGGCTGTGCCGCGGTCGGCCACGCGGCCGCGGGGTGCGCGGTCGGAGGCTCCTCGCCGGCCGGCTCGTCGCCCTCGCCGAGCACCTCGACGTCGTACACGCCGTCGGCGTCCGGGCCGGCGTCGTCGCCCTGGTCGCCGACCTCGCCCGTCCGCGGGTCGATCCCCTTGTCGATGTCCTCGGCGATCCCCATCAGGTCCTGCGACAGCTCGTCGGACCCGTCGCGGGCGACGTGCCCGGCGCGGTTCGCCCGGTGCCATACCTGCCGAACCTCTTCGGCCGTACGGCACTTGCGCGCCTCGTCGAGGTAGTCGGGCACGTCGGCCGGCGCCGCCTCGATCGCCGGCCGGTCGAGCGTGCTCGGGTCGAGGGCGGCCGCCGTCGAGATCGGACCCGACAGGGCGTGCCGCAGCTTCGGCAGCGACGGCACCACCATGACGACCTGGTACTGCTTCGTCTTGCCGTCGACGACGCGCGTGCGCTGCTCGATCCACATGCGGACCGGCAACATGCCCGTGCCGCCGGTCGCCTGCAGCACCGTGTCGAGCCCGCCGGCGAGCGCGTCGGCCGCGTAATAGCTCTTCGTCTCCAGCCGCCACACGCCGAGGTCGGGCAGGTCCGGGAGGAACACGCCGATGCGCGAGGTCGGTCGGCACACCTGCGTCGGCGGCCGCTTGTGCCAGTCGTCGCCGTACTTGGCGAGGCAGACACACGGACGCCGGCTGATCGACTCGGTCACGCCGTCGCACCGCCGCTCGCAGCCGCCGCCCCACATCTCGTAGGACTGGTTCAGCACGTCGCCGGCCGGCAGGATCGCCCGCAACTCGGGCGCCTCGGTGATCACCCGCCACTGCGCGACGCTCTGCCGCTGCGGCGTCCACTGCTCGACCCGACCGCCGTACAACTCGGCCGCCGCGGCGATGTACTCGCGCGAGTGCGACGTGAGTACGAACGTCTTGCTCTTGACCGGGATCGGGCCCTTGTCGGGGTTCGGGTTCGGCCGGCTGTAGCCGGTACGGATGCGCCCGAGTTCGGCCGCCTGCCGCTTCATGGTGAGGATTCGCGAGCCCATGCTCACGCTGCCTTTCGGTCGGATGCGCCCGGCGCCCACGGCGGGACGACCGCCGGGTACGCGCCAGGGGCGCCGTGCAGATATCGAGCGGTGCGCATGGCACCGAGGAAGGCGGCGAACTGCTCGCGACCGGACGGCACTTCGATGAACCGGTGCGACCGCGGCCGCAGGTTGAGCAGCGCCGTACGGTGCACCCGCGGCGCCGCCTCGCTGCTGTCGTCGGGCAGCAGCCACTCGGGCGCGTGCCGCAGCGCAGCGAGCTGCAGCGGCTGCTCGTCGTACACCGTGTCGGCCGGCTTCTTCGCCGACGTCTTGTAGTCGACGAGCCACAACTGCCGCCGCCGGTACCGCCCCGTCGGCAGCCACACCCACAGATCACCGGTCCCGGCGTAGCCGCGGGCGCGGTGAACGACGGTCGTCTCAACAGCCTCGATGTCCCGCTCGAAGTCGACCCGCCACAGCCGGAACCACGCGGCCAACTGCACGGCGTACGGCTCGACTTCCTCGTCGTACGGGTGCGGGGTGTTCAGCACGAGCGCGACGGCCCGCAGGTGCACGCGGGTGCCGAGGTTCTGCGCCCGCTCGGTGTACTGCCGCGAGACGGCGACGAGTTCGCGCCGCAGCGCGGTCGGCTCGGTGCGCGCCCGTCGGGCGGTCGCGATCGGCTCGGCGATGACGGCGTCGGCGGTGAGCCCTGCGGCCCACGGGATGAGCGCCGGTTTCGCGATGCTCGACAGCGCGTTCGTGACGCTGATCAGGGGCGGCCCCCCGGCGGGGTCGTCGTAGTACCGACCCCGCTCGGTGTCCCTCGCCCACTTCGGGTCGGTCATCGCGACGCCCCCGCCCACACCGCGGCGTGCCCGTCGCGGGCACCGTGGAAGAACGCAGCGATGCGTGCACGACGCCGGGCCCGGACGAACGCCGAGTCGGGCAGAGCCGACGGGCGCGGGCAGATGCACGGCAGCACGGCCGGGAACTCGCACGGGCGCGTGTGCCGGTGAGTGGACTCGCCCTGTTGCGGCGATCCGCCGCGGGTGTCCTTCTCACGCGCGAGGGCGTCGGCCTCGATCTGGTCGAGCAGTCGGTCGGCGCCGGGCGCCCCGTAGCCAACCCTCATGAGGGCGGCGTGTACCTCGGTCCGGGCGTTCACTCGGCACCCCCGGCGCGGTGCGCGCGGATACGGGCGTCGTGGCGTTCCTGCTCGATCCGGGCGACGTCATCAGCCATGGCGAGCGCCTCGTCGAGGCTGTACACGAACGCGGCGGCCCGCCCGATGTCGGTGATGTACTGCCATCCCTCGCCGTCGATCCACGCCTGCAGACCCACGAACGCGCCGTCGGTGACCGCCCACCGGTCCGAGCCGGTCGACTCGCGCTGTACGACGAGTTCGCCGTACCCGCCGAGCCCCTCGGGCAGCGGCACGCGGAACTCGACGGCGAGGGCGAGCTGCGCCGCGAGGTGCTTCAAGTACCGGCCGAGCACCCACGGTTCGGCGCCGTCGAGGTCCCACCGGTCCGGGTCGGTCATGGTGGCGAGCACATCGTCGGCGAGCTGCCGGTACGACTGCGCGTCGAGAACGAGGCTCGACGGGTTCAGGTCGTCGCCGAGCAGCTCGCGGCGGGTGCGGGCGACCGCCTCGTCGATCGCGACCTTACGGCCGAGTTGCCCGGCGATCACGGCGAAGAGCATGTGCTGCAGCGCCTCTTGGGCGTCACGGGCGCGTGCCCCCGCGCGGTCGGCGGCCCAACCGCGGCCCATGGCACGCTGATACGCCATGCGCCACGCGATCCGGTACCGCTCGCGCTCGGCGCGCAGCCGCTGCACCTCCGGGTCGTTGTCGAGCACCTCGGCGCGGTGCGCGTCGAACAACGCGTCGGCGGCGTCGCGGTGCTCTTCCGAGCAGTACGCGATCGGGTTGCTGTCGAGGTAGTCACGATCGACTCGCCCGTACCGGTCGTGCGGGGCACGCTTGCTGTACCACTGCGTGAACTGCGTCGTGTGGCAGTACCCGCACTGACTGATGTACGCGGTCACTTCACCTCACCCGCCCCGCGGTCGGCGTTGAGCAGCGCGACGAGGTACTCGGCGAGGTCCGGCCCGACGTCGATCACGGGCTCGGGGCAGCACTCGAACGCCGTCGGGTCCTCGGACGCGAGGTGATCCGGGTCGGTGCAGACGGGCGCGATCGCGTTCGCCTCGTCGTGCACGCCGTACTCGGTGTACGTCGTGCGCCACTCGGTCCGGTCGCTGCCGGTCGTCTTGCGCAGGTACTCGACAGCCTTATCGCGGGCGTCGTCGAGGGCGGTCACGATGCCTCACCCGCCTCGGCGACGGCGAGCTGCTCGATCGTGAACGAGCCGCCGTTGTTGAGCCCGGCGAAGATGAACCCGCGCATCTCTTCGAGGTCGACGGCGACCTCGACGTCGCGCGACGCGAGGTACGGCCGAATGTCCTTCAGCACGTGCTCGGCGAGCCCGTCGGCGCCGATCGCCCACACGGTGAGCGGCGCCGGCGCCGGCCGACCGCTGCGGCCGCCGTGCCGTCCGACCCGCTCGTACGTGACCCGGAACTGCGTCTGCGTCGCACCCGGCGCGGCCGCCATCTCATCGAGCGAGGGCGTAACGATCGCCGCCTCGGGATCGCGCGGCTCATGCCGGCCCGCCTGCCAGTCGGCGCCCGTGGCGAGCCTGATCTCGCGCATCGTCTCGTCGTCGATCGTCACGCTGCCGCACCCCCCTCGGCGTGCGAGGCGGCGGCCGCGCGGCGACCGGCGAGGGACCGCAACTGCCCGGCGAGGCTGAGCGTCAGCAGCCGCTCGGCGAGGCGCCCGCACTGCCGGCCGTACACCGGCATCTTGGTGCGCACCGTGGCGACGAGGTCGTCGACGAGCCCCTCGAACGGGAGGTCGCCGGGGCGCTCGATCAGGTGCGGGTCACGGGCCTGCATGTCGTACAGCGCGTCGAGGCGGTCGGCGAACTCGTCGGTGAGCAGCGCCTCGACGACGTCGGTGACGACGCCCTGCACGAACGCCTCGACGTCGAGGGTTACGCCCGTGGGGATCGGCTCGGTCGTGATGCGGTACGGCCCGTCAACGGGCCTGTTGGTACTGGTCATCGGGAACCCCCGGCGGAAGAAGCGAGCAGCAGAGCGATCGCGACGAGCGCCACGATCACGGCGGCGGTGATGTTGTCGGCGCTCACGGACGGACCGCCGTCCGGCGGCCGACGTAGTCGAGGCGCTCGCCGTACAGGGCGGGCACGCCGATGCCGACGAGGCGGGCGCGGACACCGCCGTACGTGCAGCGGACGGTCATCGAAACCCCGGTCGAGTCGGCGCGGGCGTCGCCGACACCGAGGGCGTGCATCCACTGCTTCCAGTCGGCGAGCGACTCGGGGTGCACGACGATCCGCACCTCGCCGCCGACCGCGGACACGTCGGGCTTGCCCGGCATGCCGTCGGCCTGCGCGCGCGTGCTGTCGGCGACCCCCTTCGCCCGACGGCACTGGTCGAGGGCAGCGACGGCGGCCGGGCTCGCCGCGGGCCGGTTCCGGCCGGGCGTCATGAACGGGTCGGTCGACGGGGCGAGCAGCCCCAACTCGTCGAGCGCCTGCGCCGCTTCGAGGGCGGGGTCGCCCGTCTTGCCGTGCACGACGGCCGCGGCGATCGCGCGGGCGGCCCGCTCGATGTTCGGGTTCGTCATGCCGTCACCGCGCCGCGGAACTCGGCGGGCACGAACTCGCCGTGCACGAGGGCGACGTGCACCCGGATCCGGACGGTCGAGCCGTCGGCGCGGCGCGGCGTCTCGGTGCGCAGTGTCCACAGCGAGGCGCCGTCGAGGGCGGGCGCCCGGTTGACGTCGCCGCCGAGCGCGAACGTCCACGCGGCGAACTGCTCGCTGTCGGCGACGACGACGTGTACGCCGTCCTCGCGGACCAACGGCGGCCGTACGGTGGGCAAGTTCAGGTAGTCGATCGCCGCCTCGACCGCGACGAGCTGCGGGTCGATCTTCGGCGCCCTCGCCTCATTGCGAAGGGGGATAGGCTGTGCGCTCAAGGCACTCGCCTCGCTTTCTGCAGTAGTTGAGTGGGGCGCGAGCCGACAGGGGTCGTTCCGGACCGGCATCCGGGTCGGCCCCGACTTGCGTCCGGGGGAAGATCAGGCGGCGGCCGCGCCGGGGCGGTACTGCGCGAGCTGCTGCTCGGCCTCGGCCCGCTTCGCGGCCTGCGTCTTCTCCTTCTTCAGCCGGCGGGCGGCCGCCGACTTGAGGGCGAGCTGCTGGTAATGCGCCTTCTTCAGCGATGCGGCGATCTCCGTGATCTGCTGCTCGGTCGCCTCGGGGTGCTGCTCGCGCGCCATGTCGAGGAACCGCGTGTGGTGCGACGCCTTACGGGCGGCGGCGGTACGCCCCGACCGGTCCGTCGTGTTCGCCCAACTCATGTGAGCCGCGAACCTCAACTGCATCGACCGCTCGCTCGTGTTCACGGTGTGCCCCTCCCTTGGGGTAGCTGCCCGCGCCCGCGGGCGCGGGCAATGGCTCGAAAAAAAGAGCATCCCGGCGAACGTCGAGAACCTCGCATATGCGGTCGGCAACGTCCTCGGTGACTGAAGGTCGTTCGCCGGACAGCAGTGCGCCGATCTTGCTCTTCGATACGCCGACGGCGTCGGCGAGCTTCCGGATATCCAGAGAGCCCCCGGTCGGCGCCCAGTTCATCAGCCCGCGCAGCAAGTGCCGGTCGGTCAGATAGAGCCGGGCCTGAGTCATGAAATGCGCCTCCGCTTAGCTGCCCGCGATCGCGGACAGCCCCAGTAGAGCACATCGTAAGAGCGGTGTCCACGATCGCGGGCAGCCGCTGTGAAGGGTCAAGATTCGGACGAGCATGCACCCCACGCCCCCACGACTGCCCTCGATCGTGGACAATGTCCGGCAGGTGAAAAAGGTTGTACGCCCTGACCTGCGAATTCGTACGTTCGCCCGGATTTGGGTGTGGACTGATTGAGGCTAGAGAGGCGTAGGGATGCCACAGCAGCGCAACGCGCTCACGGAACTCGTGAAGGCGCATGTCGGCGCGGGGCGCCGGATGTCCACGCGAGAGTTCTCCGCTGTCGCTGTGGACCCGGACACCGGTTGGTCGCCGGGGAAGACTCTCGTCGGGAAGATCATCAACAACGGCGGGTACGACGTCACGCCGCAACTCGTCGGCGCGGTCGCCGTCGGTCTCGGGCTCGACCGCGAGATCGTCGCGGCCGCCGCGCACCTTCAGGTGATCGGCTACACCGACGCCGAACTGTCCAAGGGTGCGCCGGCCCGGCTCATTCGAACGATCGGCGCCGAGCCGGGCGACGACTCGACCAGCAAGGCGCAGGCCGTAGCAGAGCGCTGGGAGTCGGAACAGTAAGCGCTCACCCGATCGGGTGAGCTTTCTGTAAAGGCACGTTTAGGTTGACCCCTACGGGTGACGAGATCACCGCCTGTTGCGGGTGATACGCACTGTGTTTAGAGGTCGCCTCGTCGTAGAGTGATCAGACCTCGCGCGTGTCGAACGCCGGTTCGATTTGTGCTGCTGTCGTACCGGCGGGAACAGGGGGTCAAGTGACAGATGTGCGAGTTGAACAGGTCGACCTCGACCTCGGTACGCCGATGATGTATCGCGACTTTGGCGCGTACGTCCGGCTCGCTCATGATCCCCAACAGATGGACGAAGCGTCGGCGCTCGCACTCCTGTGCACCCGCATGCCGCAGCTCGTCGGGAACCTCGAAGTGCGCCGGGTTCCGTAACCCCCCACACGGCCGCACGACAACGCCCCGGCATCCGACTCGCCGACGAGTCGGGCACCGGGGCGCAGCCGTGTCTCAGGCGAGACGGTCGGCCGGGCTGAGGCGCGCGTGCGCTTTCCGGGCTCGCTCGGCACCCGCCGACGCACCGTACCGGGAAAGCATCTGTCGCGATCTCCATCCCGTGATCCGCATCAGGTCGTCCTCGTTGCCGTCGTACAGCCGCCACTGATGCGCGAACGTGTGCCGGAACTGATGGGGGTGGATGTGCTCGATCCCCGCCTCTTTGCACCGGCGCTCAACCATCGTGCCCACGCCCCAGACCTGCAGCCGGTGCCCCTTCTTCCCGCGGTCGCCCCACCACAACCACATGCCCTCTTCGAGTGGCTTGCCCTTGTGCTTCGCGGCGGCCCGCAGGTACCGGTCGAGCACGCCCGCGCACTTCGCGCCGAACGGCACGCTGCGCGGTACCCCGCCCTTGCCGAGGACTCGCAGCACTTTGAGGTCGAGGTCGAGATCTTCGACCTTACGGTCGGTCAGTTCGCTGAGCCGCAGACCGGTGTCGATGAACAGCGTGATGATCGCGGTGTCGCGCCGGTCGACGTACGTCTTCCCCTTGCACGTCTTCAGCAGCCTTTCGAGGGCGTCGTCGGGGATGACGGGCACCTCTTTCTCGGGGACCGTCGGCGCCTTCATGGTCCGCATGGGCGTGCGGTCGATCTCTTCCTCGTCCTCCAGCCACTTGAAGAAGGTGCGCAGCGCCCGGAAGTGCTGGTGTGCGTTCGCCGGCGAGGTCCGTTTGATCGTGTGGGCGATGTACGCCTGCACGTGCTCGCGGTGCACCTCGTCGAGGTCGGTCGGTGCCGGCCGGCCGGGGTTGCCGTCCTCGTCGATGACCGGCTGATAGCCGGCGGTCTCGTCGACCAGGAAGGCGGCGAACTGCCTCGTCGCGTTTCCGTAGATTCGAATGGTGTTGTCGCTCTTGTTCTCGGAGCGCAGGGCACGCAGCCATGAGGCAGCCATGGGCCCGATGTTGTACCGCTCATCAGCCAT